GTGGACCTTGGACGGCATCGACCCGACCTCGATCCAGCGGTGCATGTCGTGGTGATCACCGACCGGGTGGTGCCCGCGGTTCCACGCGTGGATGAAGGGCTCGGTGTCGGCGAGGTAGTGCTTGTTCCGGTGCGGCGACGGATTCGGCTTGGCCCAGAAGTTGACGACGAAGCGATGGAACAGGCCGTCGATGTACGTCAGCAGCTTGGGCAGCTGGTCATTGTGACAGAACACGACGACCGACCCACACAGGAGCGGGTTGATGATGCGGTGGTCGAAGCCCTGGTCGAGCCCTTCGGCCACGATCTGGTCGCTCGCGCCGCGTGCCTTGCGGAACGCGCCGCCGCCCGAGTTGTCGAAGTCGTACTGCGGATCCATTACATCCGCGTCGAACCAGCCCAGCGTCGGGCGGATCTCGTAGGCGTCGCCTAGGTATAGTGTTGCGTCACCAATTTGTTTAATACAATTGGGCATCAAAGAGGTATAATTCTCCTGCATCATTGCCACCCTCTAGTGACCGGCACGTCAATAGTTCCGATCTCCCTCTTGTTGTGGTAAATTCGATTCGAAGGAGATAGATTTTGAAGAACTACATTGACGCCGATTACTGTGAACGCTCTGCCCGCTTGCACAGACTGAAGGACGATGCGGAGCGTCGCCTGCTCTCCGCTACTGATGCTCGGCAAATGAAACGAGCGGTCCATTATGGAAATCGCTTCGCACATTTCACGCAAATGACCGTGCTGCATGCCCAGAGCGCGATAGGCGGGGTTCGGTAGACAGGTCATGCTGCCTTCGCCTCCTGCGCAATAGCATCCACCGCAGCGATCCGCTCACCGATCCAGCGCATGACGGGCACGGCCATGGAGTTGCCCAGCGCCTTGTAGCGCGGACCATCGGCGGCTGGTTTCCCGCGATAGGGAATAAGGGTGTAGTCGTCAGGGAAGCCCTGCAGGCGTTCGCACTCGCGCGGGGTGAGGCGGCGAACGGCGGAACCGATCGTCACGCCATTGTGGCGCCTGCTGCCCATATTCGCGTCAAGGGTCGCATGGGTATCGACTTCTCGGATGCCGGACTGCGATGACTGAAAGCCCAAGACGAAATCGCCGCCTTGATTGCCGCCGACAGGCCCACCAGCCATGAGCGGCTGGGCGACCTCAGTCTCGCGCGCTTTGTAGTCCTTACCGCTGTTCATCGGCATGATGGAGTAGGCGACAGCGCCCGGTCCTGCTGCCTGGAGCGTGTCCGCTGGATCGCCATCGGCCCCTACGCCAAGGCCCGGGTCACGAAGGCGCACCTTGCCCGAGGCATCGCGTGACGGCGTGACGGCGTGGCTATCCCCGCGAAGAGCATTCGGATTGATCGGATACGCGACCGGCGCCAACGGCATACCGCGCCCCGTCCCGTCCTCGCTGGCGTCGAAGCCCTCGCCGCGCAGCGAGTGCGCCACCATGTTGAACCCATCGGCACGACTGTAGTCGTCACACGTCGTCTGCAGACAGTGCGCCACGTCGTCAGCGTGGATTAAACCGCCATCGCAGTCGGATTCCGTTCCAAGGCCACCGCCTCCAAGGCTGCGGCTAGGGATGGTGGGAGCGACTTGCCCCTTTTCTCTGCGCGGCGCAGGATTCCCCGACAGGCTGTGGCGCTCAAAAAGTACCGCCGCGGCACGTCGCCGGTCTCCAAGATATCCGACAGCGAAGACGCGACGGCGCCGCTGTGGAACTCCAAAGTGCTGAGCGTCCAGAATTCGGTAGGCGAACCCATACCCGAGTTCGCCCATCCCCCCGAGGATGGAGCCAAACGCCCGTCCTTCGTCGATGGACAGGACACCGGGGACGTTCTCCCAGACCAGCCAGCGGGGCCGTTTGCGATCAGCAAGGCGGAGAAACTCAAGGGCGAGGTTGCCACGGTCGTCATCCAGTCCGCCTCTAAGGCCGGCGATGCTGAACGACTGGCAGGGGGTTCCGCCAACAAGAAGGTCAATTGCCCCATAATCATCGGCTCCGATGGTGGTGAAGTCGCCATGGAGCGGGACCTCAGGGTAATGGTGGGCGAGGACAGCACGCGGGAAGGCCTCGATCTCGCTGAAAGCAGCGGCCTGCCAGCCCAGCGGATGCCAAGCGGCGGTCGCGGCCTCGATGCCGGCGCAGACGGAGAGGTACCGCATTACGCTGCAGCAACCCGCTGCGCGTCGAGCAGCGGTCCCCACTGGCGCGCCATTGCGCCCGCGATGCCCGGGAAGAACCGGCTGCGCTCTTTCGCGCGATCGGCGCCCGGCGGCATGCGGTGGACGCGAGCTGTCGGCTCACCTTCCATGCCCAGCGCATCGCGCGCTGCGGCAACCGTGCTATAGGTCGGAACCAGCGCAGGCAGGCCGCGAAGCCAGAGACAGGTGCGCTTCGTCTCCCAATCGCCGTATTCCCACGGCTGGACGCTCTGCGCGGCTGGCTGGAAGCCGACGATGCGTTCCTTCGCGTGCCGGTGCATGACGGGGTTCTCGACCGCGACGCGGGGCACCGGGGCATTCCACATGTCGGAGAACAGCGCAGCGCCCTCGTCGAGCTCAAACCACATCTGATCCAACGTCTTGCCCGGGGGCGGGACCGACAGCCAGCGGACGCCGGAGTTGCAGAGACGCGTGCACGGCGGGTGAGCCACAATTAGCATGTCCCAGCCATCGTCGAGCACATCGCGGACATCGCCGGTGATATGCCGGTTGCTGCGATCCTCGGCAGGCAGCAAGTCGCACGACCATGCGTCATAGCCAAGGTCGGTGAAGGCGCGGCGGACGGTGCCGCTGAATTCGCAGGCGATAAGGATCCGGCTCAAGACACGATCTCCTTGAGGCGGCAGAGGCGAGCACGCGCCTCTATGCGTTGTATGGTGCGGTGGTAGTCAGCGGGGGTCAGTAGACCGGCGTCGCGGAGGTTCGCTGCGCTGGCCGTCAGGCTGGCATTCTCATCCCAGTGGGTGTTCAGCAGGGCGGCCACCCGGTTCGCGATCTTCTCCGGCTCCGCCATGTATGCGGACACGATCAGCGTCGGGGCGATCATGCTGTAGCTCGTAGTGCCGTCTTCGTTCCGGCGCGGAGGGTCCTCGTAGTGGACGGCGTACACCTCCTGTTCGTCCGCCGGGTCGAGGTTACGCAGGTATGCGGTGGTGCTGACGGTGAAGCACTGGTGCGGGGTGCTAGACATGGGCCTTGGCCTCCTGGGTGTAGCGGATGCGGTGGCGGGCGAGCATCTGAAGCGCCCCGTCGTTGTCGAGGATTTCGCCCCCGGCCATGCGAGCGGCGCGCTCGGGCGCGTATCCCTGCAGGATCAATGCGCGCCCGAACTCTTCCCTGTCTTCGGCGGTGATGGGCACCATGCGCGCGGCGCGGGCCAGTTCGAGTAGTTCGCCGGGCGTCATACGATCACCGTGACCTGCTCGGCGGCGCGCGTGACCGCTGTGTAGAGCCAATTCCGCTTGGCATCCCGGAACGAACCGCTCTCATCGAAGATGATCACGTTATCCCACTGGCTGCCCTGGCTTTTGTGACACGTGATCGCCCACCCGAAGGTGAACTCCTGCGTGCCGCGACGCGTGCGCCAGTCGATGGTCTGCTCGGTGCCGTTGAAGAAGTGCTCGAAGACCTCGACCTTGATCGGATCCCGCTTTTCGTCGAGCGAGGCGACGCGGAGGGCCAGCTTGCCGTCGCCAAGCTCCTCGATCTTCTGAGCGTCCCAGAGGCCGCCGTTGAAGATGTGCTTTTCCTTGTCGTTGCGCAGGCAAATGAGCCGGTCGCCGACGGTCGGGTGCCACGGCTTCGCCGCGCCCTGCAGGCCCTTCATCGCCCGGATGCGCTGGTTGTAGGAGACACGGGTGCGGTTGAGGCCACAGAGCAACTGGTCGGCGCCAAGCACGAGTTCGCCCAGGCGGTCCCGGCCGAGCGAGCTGCTGCGCGTGACGAGGCTGCTGCCGTGCGCACCGACCTGCAGCGGCTTGCCCTGCCGAATGTCCATCGACAGGCGGATTATGGGATTGTCCTGCGCCTGCCGGTGAACCTCGGTCAGCATGACGTCGGGCTCGCCGTTGATGAAGAAGCCCTCGCCCTTCACCGGCGGCAACTGCGCGGGATCGCCCAGCACGAGGATGCGCTTGCCGAAGCTGAGCAGGTCGCGCGCCAGATCCTCGCCGACCATAGACACCTCGTCCACGATCAGCAGCGCGGCATCGGCAAGGTCGCTCTCGTCGTTCCGCTTGAATTCGGCAGCGCCGGTCGCCTCGTCGATCTCAACCTTGTAGATCAGCGAGTGAATGGTGGAGGCGTCCTTGCAGCCCTTCTTGCGCAGGACCAGCGCGGCCTTGCCGGTGAAGGTGGCGTAGAGCACCTTGCCCTTCACCTTCGACGCCAATTCCTTCGCCAGCGTCGTCTTTCCGGTACCGGCAAAGCCGAACAGCCTGAAGGTCTGCTTGCCCGACGGATCCTTGATCCAGGCGGCAACGTCGCGGATGGCCGCGTCCTGTTGCGGGGACCAACTCATGCAGCTTTCCTTTCAACAGGATCGGTGAAGGTGATGCCGTGCTCCGCCGCGAAGGCGTGCATGCACTCGATGAGATCGGAGAATTCGGACTTGCTCAGGCGGCTCGACTTGAAGCCAAGAGGGATCACGCCACGACCGTCGAGCGTCGGCTCGAACGTGCAAGTGAACCCGGCGGCATTCATGAAGAGCGCTTTCCAGACTTCGGTGGAGAGCACCCTGCCCATCGGCTTAGCGCGGGCGATGTCGGATAACATTGCCCACATCTTCGCGTTTTGGTCGCTGGTCCGGGCCGCTTCCTTGATATTGACCACGGCACCGGCGGGCGCGGCCTCAATCAGCCGGTGAGCCAGTTCGCGCACCGATCGGTTGGCGAGCGTAATGGTCTGTCCACCCTGCTTAGCCATGGCGACGCTCCTTCTGTTCGAGGCGGATCTCGGCGGCCTTCGGGCTGCCAGCGGCGAACTCCGCCGCAAGGGCATGCAGATCGATGCCATGGCGTTCGGCAAAGGAGGCCTCGCCCACGTTGTGCTGCTCGGTGTGATGATCCCGGCACAGGCTAATCGTGAACCAGTCGGACGGCTTGCGGCCCATCCCAGCGTCGGACCCGGAGCGGACATGCGCGACCTCGATCGGCATGTTGTCGCAGCCAGGTACGCTGCAGTGGTGCGAGCGCACGAACGTGCAATGAGCCTGCGAACGCCAGCGGTCGGACCGGTTGCGCTGTTTCGGGATGCGGCGGGGAAGAGCCATGGCACGCGCCCTCAGAACGGAATGTCGTCGTCGAGGTCGTCGCCGAAGCCACCGCCCCAGCTATCACCCGATCCGCCGCCGCCCTGGCCGTCCTGCCACCCACCGCGGTTGCCATCGTAGACGTTGCGGTCGCCGGTGCTGCCATCGGCCCAGCGGCCACCGCCCTGCCCGCCGCGATCATTCGACCGGCTGCGCTGCTGGTCACCGCCCCAGTCGCCACGGTTGCCGCCCTGCTGGCCGTCCGGCTTGCTGTCGAGCATGGTCAGCACGCCGCCGTGACCGCCAACGGTCACCTCTGTGGTGTAGCGGTCGTTGCCGTTCTGGTCCTGCCACTTGCGGGTGCGCAGCTGGCCTTCAATGTAGACCTTGGAGCCCTTGCGCAGGAACCGCTCGGCCACGCCGACAAGGCCGTCGCTGCCGATGGTGACGCTGTGCCACTCGGTGCGCTCCTTGCGGTCGCCGGTCTGGCGGTCTTTCCAGCTTTCCGAGGTAGCAACGCGGAAAGTCGCGATGCGCCCGCCATTCTGGAAGGACTTCACTTCCGGATCGGCGCCCAGATGGCCAAGGATGATCACCTTGTTGACGGAGCCGGCCATTATGCGACCCTCCGCTCTTCTTCGACCGTGAAGCCGGGGATAGTGCGGATACCGGCGCGCACGTCTTCGTCAGCCAGCATCTGCAGGAAGGCCTTCACGCGCTCGGGCTGGCGCTTGGCGTAGTGCACCAGCGCCTTGCCGCCCTCTCCTTCAACCGGAACCGCCTTCCAGTAGGAGCGCATGCCGATCGCGCGATGCTCGCCGCTGGCCTGCACCTTCTCCTTCTCGACGGACCGAAGCTGGCGCTGTGCCTGATCGGCGGCGTCCATCAGTTCGGCCGCTTCCTCGATCGCGCCAAGGTCGGATGATCCGGCAGCTTCCTGATGAGCCTGCATTGCGGCGGCGGCGATCTTGTCCGCCTCTTCCTGCGCGGCCCGCTGGCGTTCGCGCTTCTCCGCCTCCTGCTTGTTGAGAAAGCCGGTAAGCAGGTTGCCCAAAGCGGCGACTGCCTTGCTGGCAGTGCCGGGAACCTTGTTTTTCAGAGGGGCGATGTAGGCGTTGTAGCGGTCCTGGATTTCCTTGACCTGCTTGTCGAGCGGAGCCTTCTCGGCAGTCCGAGCCTCGTCAGCGAGGTTCATGGCGTCCTGCAGGCGCTGACGCAGCGTGCCGACGGTATCGGCCTGCGATTGCGTCGTGATTTCCACGCCGTCCGCCCAGTTCCGGGCTTCCGTCAGAAGATCGTCGAGGTGAGGCTGGACGGCGGACCACTTCGGCTCGATCTTGACCTGTTCGTCGAGAGGCGGGTTGTTGTCGCCGATGACGGCGCGCGGGTTGGCGTCGTCGTCGTTGCCCGCCAGCGCCTTTTCTTCGGCTTCGGCTGCCAGCTTGTCGACGTGCGCCTGCAACGCCTCAATCTCTGCGGTCCGCTCAGGTTCCGAGCGACGCAGCTTGTTCACGGCGTTGAGGGCGTGGGAGTAAGGCATGGTCGAGATTTCGACAGCGCCCTTGCTTGACTGGTACTGCATGGATGGGGTGCCTTTCAGAAGGGAATGTCGGCGTCGTTGAGGTCGCCGAACTCGCCAGCGCTCTCGCCGGTGCGGTTGGTGTCGGCCTTCGCCATGGCCGCCAGCTTGTCATCCAACTGGTTGATGACCCTCATGGCCTGGCGGTCGGTAAGCTCTTTCAGGTCCGCGACCTTGTAGTGGTCGAGGATCGTCTTCGCCTTGGCGCCGGTGGCGCGGAGAAGTTCTGTGATCTTCGCCCACTGGTGCTGGCTGATCATGCGGGGCTGGTCGCGCTGGTCCTGCTGCTGGCCGGTTTCGCCATCTTCCGCATCATCGGCGTGCAGGACGCCCTTATGCCAAAGATCCAGCGCCGCACCGAAGCGCATCGCGGCATTGCGTAGGGCGTCGCCGATCACCTCCTTTTCCCGGGCGCCGGGATCCTGCCCGTTCTTACCAGCGGCATGGCCGTAGCCGAGACGGGTGACGCCGCAGACGGTCAGCTTGATCCACAGGCCGCCAGTCTTGTCGAAGGCGGGAAGGCCATCGACGAACGCCAGAGGTTCCCAGTACCATTCCGGGTCAGTGTCGAGCAGGCGGTCGGTCAGCGCGGCGTGGCCCACGTAGTCCAGGTGCACCACGTCAGGGTGGTGCCAGCTACCGCACAGCTTGCAGCGGATGCCCTTCTTGAAGTCGGCGCGGACGGCCTCGGTCTGCGCCTTCGTCGGCTTCGGCAGCTTGCTGATATGATTGTCGGCGAAGGGTTCCCGAAGCTTCGCCAGCGGCGACGCCTCAATCTTGGACTGCGCGTTCACGGGCGATCTCCCGTTGCCTCGGCAGCACCCGTGCCGAGGGAATGGAGGGACGTCGGACCAGCGAGGGGCGTGCTGGTGGGTGCGACGGCTGGGAGGGGGTTGCCGGGGGTGATCACTTGCCGTGATCCGGCGCGTCTGCGTGGAAAAGGAGCGCTGCCATGACGACTGCGGAGATTCCCGCGACCATGGTGCCACTGACGATGGCGAACAGCGTGAACCCACGGCTCAGCACGAAAGAACGTGCCGCCTCGTTCGTATCCATGAGCCACTGGCTCCATGCATGGACACCGACGAGAAGCGCGAGGGCGATGACCAGGGCGAGAGCGATGCGGATCATGCCGACAGCCTCCCGCCCTCGCCCAGCTCACGCTCTGCGTGAGCCTTGGCGTAGTTGATGAAGGTTTCGCGAACGTCGTCCGGCGCATCGAGAGCGCTGATGAAGTCGCGGATGAGGCTCTTGGCGAAGCCGAGCTGCTGGGCGCGCTGATCAAGCAGGCGCACTTGGGTGAAACCGTTCATGCCGCCAGTCCAACCGGAGTGTGGAGGCGAGCGAGCGCGGAATAGACCGGCTCGAACTCGGCGCCATCGATGGACACCTGGAGCGCGGGGTTCAGGTAGAACCGGGTGGTGCCGGGTACGCGGCCGCCCTGCGCGGGATGCCAGTTGGCAGTGGCCCATGCGAGGGTCGCGGTCAGGTCATCGCTTTCCGAGGTGTGCTGGAAAGCGACGCTACCGTCTGAATACAGGGACTGAAGGATGATGCTTGGCATCGTGATCTCCAACGAAGGTCCCGGCAGGTCTGCGCTTGCGGCTCACTGCTGGGCTGTTGGAGACTTAATGTGCCCTATTTGGGCATATGTCAACGGTAAAAATATGCCCTGTTGGGGCACATATTTTAAGCAGGCCAATCGTCCGCATCGTCCCATCTTGGGGACTGGTCGAAGTCGTCGAATGATTCTGCTTCGCGTGTCCGCTCCGTTTCGGGAAGCGTCGGGGCCTCGCCGTCAAACGACACGCGGGCCACTGCCCCGTAGGGCGTGGCGTCTTGGAAGATGGCGATGATGGTATGGCCCTGCCGGATCAGCTGGGCGATGCGCACGGCGCGCTGCGACGACACGTAGCCGATCTGGACGTCACGTTCCGAGTATACGGCGACTGCGTGCTCGTCTGCGGGGTTGTCGGGCTCCGGACGAAGCTCCAAAGGATCGCCTGGCGCGCACAGTGCGATCTCGAACCGGCGGCCAGGCATCTTCCCCTTGTTGGGGTAGTCAGCGCCGACGATGGCAAGGGACATCACAGGGATGGTCATCGCGATTCAGTCGAGGTCTTCCGAGCCGTGATACCCAATCACTCGATATGAAACGACTTTGCCGCCCACGCGCGATACCGTCACGTCGACGAAATACACCTTTTTGTAGGGGTTCTCCTGATCGTCGATCATCGCCTTCTTGATATGAGAGAAGTCGTCTTGAAAGAAAACCGGGCGCTCTTTCTTATCAATTTCTTCGATAATTGCTTTATCAGGGCTGCGTTTTCCATCTGTACGGGCTTCGCCGGTATCCATGCCGTGCCAAACGAGCGGAACGCGCTGAGCGACTTCGCTCTCACCCGCCTCTAGCAATGCCTTCCGCTGAGTAGCGTTGGCAACGATCCTCTGAGCTTCTGCACCACTAACCTGAAAAACGGGATGGTATACATCGCCTTTGAAAACATTAAACGTCTGAGTTCCGCCGCTACTTGCTATCGGACGGGCTATATTGATAGCGTCAGTGCAATCTTTTTGGGATGTCGAGTCCTCGGGATCATCTTTCTTTTTAAACTTGTCGAGCAGGTCCTTAATTGAGCCGACAAATTTCAGAACCGGCTCTGAATACACCATGGCCGGTGCGACTATCGTGCCCATGGTAGCGAAATCCGGCAACAAGCCGATGTCGATGGAGCCAGGCTTGACGCTAGAGACCAAAAGCTTTGCTTCCTTTGCGGGTGCCAAGCCCGCTCTGGTAACAAATTGCTCGAACTGGTGCTCAATTGAGCCCAATGCTTTCAGCATATCGCCCAATTCAATTGGCTGATTTGGTTCGATATGTAACTGAAAAGGCGGATGATCCAACACGTCTTGACTATACAACGCAACCCCCTTTGCGCTTACCGTTATTCGCTCCTGTCCGGCCTATATTCCCCGAGCCAACCAGATAGCCCTACCCTGTATGCGCAGATCAGCGGCATCCACCTCTTGATCCGGCACGTTCGGATTATCGGACACGACAAGCACCCGGCCTGGCCCGACGGTGCGCAGACGCTTGAGCCCGGCAGCACCGTAAAGGTCGATCCAGTAGACGGCATCCTGGCGCGCCAGCTGGCGCTCGGTCGTGTCGATCAGAATCACATCGCCCCAGTTCAGGGTCGGATACATGCTGTCGCCGATTCCGGTCACAAGCTTGAGCCGGTCCGATGATGTCCGAGTAACGGTTCGGATGAAATCGAGGCCGAATGGAACGGGCTCGGCCTCCACCCAATCGTCGATGTGGGTGCCGGGCCCCATAGAGAGGGATAGGTCGAGCTTCTGGATATAGACGACGTCTTCCACGTCGGGCGCAAGCACGGCGACCGGCGCAAGCTTCTTCTCAGCGATGTCCGGCGCAATAAGCTCGTGTGGCGGCACATTCAGGGCGCCGCCTATCTTGTCCAGCCAAGCTTGATCGAGCGACCGATCGCCGCGCTCAAGCTTCCCCAGCATGTTGAGCGTCGTCCCTACCCGCTCGGCGAGCTCAGTCTGAGATAGACCCCGCTGCTTTCGGAACGCCGCGATGTTGTTCGCTGCCATGCCGCCTATGTGCCCAGAAAGGGCATAACGGTATAGTGGACCAGTTGGGCACATTTTGCGCTTGCTGTATGTGCCCATATTGGGCATATCAGGGCACATGAAACTGCTCGACTATCTCAAGGCCGAGAAAGTGGCCGTATCCGAGTTCGCCGCCCGCGTCGGCGAGGCGGAGAACACCATTCGCAAGATCGTTTACGGTCAACGTCAGCCCTCGCTGCCGCTGGCTGTCAAGATCAGCGAGGCCACTGGAGGAAAGACCAAGCCCGGCGAGATGATCGTCGAGCAGCGAGACGCCGCATGATCGGCCTCACCCCCAAGCAGTCTCAGCTGTTCCGTTACCTTGAGGGCTACATGTCTAGCCCAGGCAGCGTCGCGCCGTCCTTCGACGAGATGAAGGCTGCGGTCGGCATCGTCTCCAAGAGCGGTGTCCACCGTCTGCTGGGCGCGCTGGTCGAGCGCGGCTACATCCGCCGCACCGTCGGCCGGGCCCGCGCGATCGAGATCGTGGACCAGTCGCAGCGCTCCCTTCACGACGCCACCACTGATGCGCTGGTCGAAGAACTGAGCCGCCGGGGATACTTCGATCGGAAAGTGGCATGACGCGCGCTCATCTCGCTATCGGATATCTCATCCTCTCCGCTGCCATGGCGCTGTGCCTCGCACTGGCGCTGGCGCCTTGGGTCAGGGGTTGAGCTGTGTCCACCCCGACCATCTACCACGGAACCCCGCTCACTCCTCGCGCTGCGCTGAATGACATCGGCGCTGACCGAGCGTTCTGCGTGAGCTTCTGGAATCCGAACGACGTGGAGGCAGTCGAGGCTTTGAGCCCCGACATCATGTTTCGACAACGGTGCATTCTCCGAGTGGATGGCGGCAGTGAAGCGCGGGGAGCCATGGTTCATTCGCGAGGACTGGACGCCGTACTTCGACTGGTTGGAGCCGCGGCTATTCCACCCCGGGCGATGGGCCGTCATTCCCGATGCGCCGGGAGCGCCGTCGCAGCTAAACGACAGCTTGCTGCCACTGTGGCCGTTTGGCGCGGCGAAGGGCGCTCCGCTCTGGCACATGGATGGGCCTATCGAACGCCTTCTCAGGCTGTGCGAGAAATATCCTCGTGTCTGCCTAGGCTGGACTGGGACCGGAGCCGACAAGGACGTGGGCTGCGAAGCGTGGTGGCGTCGTATGGACGAGATCACGCCGCACCTCGGCAATCAATGGCCGGAAATGCATCATATGCGTGGCGTGCTGGTCGCGCAGGAATTCCCCTTTGGGTCTGCGGACGCAACCAGCGGTGCGCAGAATGGGTGGCGCTATGACAGCCCGCTGTTCCCATCAGACCCGTGGCGAGGACGGCGAGATTACCTCGACCGTCTTGAAGCAGGTCGCTTCCCCCGAGCAGTTCGCAGCCGCCTGCAAGCAAATCGTGTTGCAGCACGACGGCCATACTGCCCACCACATGCTGGATCGACTGGTCACCGACCTGCTCTCCAGCTTGGGCTACTCTGAGGGAATGGCTGTGTTCCTCGGACACGTCTCGCCCTTCCATAATTCCCCCGCCGTCCCTTCGGATGGTCGCAAGGTCGTCGCACTGCACAACGCAGGCGGCGGCCACATCTCTCCGGCGAGCGCGCTGCTTGCCTCCCTGCCCGATCCATCCGCTGCACATACCCCCTGCCTCGCGGATGGTTCGGGCCCTTTGTTCAATCGTGCTCATGAGGCCGAGGTAGACCATGGCTGACAATCAATCTGCGGACTTTCCGCTTCTCGTTTCCCGCAGCGCAGCAAACGACCGCATCCGCGATGCGCTACGCCTCTATGTCGGCCGTGGACGCCGCTACAGCGTGAAGCAGTTGTCCAACGGCACTGGCGTAAAGGATCGCACGATCGAGTGCGCCATGTATGACGCTGACGACGCCCAGCACCGCCGGCTCGCTCCCGAGGCGTTGCTGTCGATCTGCAAGTTCCTCGGCGCCGGGTTCACCAGCGAAGTGCTGTTCGCAACTGATCAGGGCGCTTTCGATCTGTCCGACGGCGAGCCTGACCCCGGATCGATAGCCATCGCCAGCACCGACGACAATGCATCCGTCGTGCGCGCCGCCATGGACGGCGAGTTCTGCAGCGACGAGCGTGATGAGCTTCGCGCTGTTGGCCTCCGCATGGTTGCGCGCGGCACCCAGCTGGCCGCCCTGCGCGCGGTGGCGTGATGATCGAAGCTCACTCCTCCAGTGCCAGCATGGCGCGGGTGCTGGTCCAGTACATTGCCGATCCCTACGAGGTGCGACGTCAGGTCCGCCGTGAGTTCCTAGACGCGCCCGGTATCGAGGCCATCCGCGCGATGCGCGCTCGGCATCTGCGTCCCGGCCCTCCCCCGATCTCATTCAAGCTTCAAGAAGACCGATACGCCGAGTTCATGGAGAGCGCGAACGCAGCTTTCGTGAGGGCGCTTCGGTCCGCCCGCCAATCCACCATCACTGGAGCAACCGCCCATGGCTGAAACGACCGACGACCGCCTGCGCCTGCTGATTGAGCGCGTCGAGCGCCTTGAGGAAGAGAAGAAGGGCATCAGCGAGGACATTCGCGACGTCTACAACGAGGCCAAGGCCGTTGGCTATGACGTCCCAACGATGCGTCAGATCGTCAAGGTCCGGAAGATGAAGCCGGACGATCGCCGCCAGATGGAAATGATGTTCGACACCTACAAGTCGGCTCTGGGGCTCGACTGATGTTCGGGTGGCTCAAGCCCAAGCCGGCGCCTGAGCCGGTAAACCCCGGCGCTGCTCTCGCCCGCATGGGTCACAAGCAGCGCCGGGCGTTCATCCGCGCCACGGCCGACGAGATGCGCGCCCGTCAGGGAAAGCCGCCTGTGGAGTGGCCTGCGCTGTGATCCAGGTCGACCTTCCCTATCCCCATGCAGCGCTTTGGCCGAACGGCCGCGCCCATCACTTCGGCGTGGCCCGCGAGAAGAAGAAGCATCGCGCCTGGGCACATAACGCCACCATGGCCGCCTCGGGCTGGCAGGGATGGCAGAACGTGCCCGGTCCTATCCCGGTGCACCTTGTGGTGAGCCGCAAGGCCACGGGCTCCTTCCCCGACAAGGACAACACCGTCGCCTCCGCGAAGGCGTACCTCGACGGTATCGCTGATCGCCTCGGCATCAACGACCGCCTGTTCGCGGCGCCGACGGTCGAGTTCATCGCGCCGATCACCGGCCGGTTCGTCATACAGATCGGGAGCGCCGTAGTCCGGTGAACGTCGAGACGATGCGCCTCCTGGTCGCCAAAGGCCTATCCGCTGCGGACATCCTTGAGATTGCCGAGACGATGAATTGCGCTCCCGCTTCCCGTTCGTCGGGCGCTGAGCGGCAGGCGCGTTATCGCGCTCGTAAGAAAGAGGAAGAGGCGTCGGGTGACGTAACGGGTGACGTAACGCGTGACGGTAACAGTGACGTAACGGGCGTTACGGAGCCCTCCCTTCCCCTCCTCCCCAATGAAAATAATTCTAACCCCTCCACCCCTACCCACCCGGAAAAACAAACCCCGCGTCCGCGTAAGGGCCACCGCTTGCCTGCCGATTGGCAGCCGAAGCCTTTCCCGGAAGCCCTAGCCGCAGCGGTTGCTCAGTGGCCGCCGGGAGCGCTCGACCGGGAGCTTGACCGGCTCCGGGACTGGGCGGCGAGCGCCACCGGCCCGAACGCAGTGAAATCCGACTGGGACGCTGCCTGGCGCAACTGGATCCGAAAGATCGACGACGAAGGACGATATCGCAATGGAACAGCTCGGAACACTGGTCGGTCGCCTTCTCCCCGAGATGCCGGAAGGCCTAAGGATGGTGCAATCGCCTACCTCGACCGCAAGCACGGCTTTGACGGCGGACCGCCCCCGGCTGAGCGACGCGATGCTGGCGAAGGCGGAGGCGATCGCCAACGCGCCCTTACCGGCCCTCGCTCCATGTGGTGAAGAGCACCTTGCTAAAGTCCTGCGCACTCTGCTGGCCGTGCTGCCCAAGCGCGGATCAGACGACGTAAGCGGCGCGCTGCTGATCGAAGCATATGAGGCGAAGCTGGGCGGATACTCGCGTGAGCAGATCAGTTTCCTTGGCGATCAGGCCATGGAGCGCTGCCAGTGGTTTCCCTCGATCGCCGAATGCTACAAGATCATTGAAGGCTGGGAGCGCGGCGACGATCACATTCGGCTGCAGCGCCGCGCAGCCGCGGCAGCGCGCCATGAGCGCCAGGCCCGCTTCGATGACATGATGGCCCGGCTAGCCGGTGGCGACGTCGACCAGGCTGAGATCGATGCACTGCCCGATAGCTGGAAAGCCGTCGGCGAGACGCGCGCATACCTCCGCCTGGATGGTGGCGGCCGATATGTCTCCCGCGTCGGCGCCACCGCTGCGCCCGCGCCAGTCGCCGAAGCGCCGGTCCGCTCGGGCCCTGCCTGCCGCACCTGTCAGGACGTACGCCGCATTCTCAACCTTGATGGCCACGAGATCGATTGCCCTGACTGCGGGGAGGATGGACCATGCTGATCGTATCCTCCCACGCCATCGATCGCGCCATAGAGCGGTTGCCTGGTATCCGCACCGAGGGTCAGGCAATTGCCGCGCTGGATACCCCGGTCACCCGCAGCGCTGCGGAATTCGGTGCAAAGTACGTCCGTCTGGGAACCGGCCAGCGTATCGTCATCGAGGATGGCATCGTCACCACCGTGCTCCCGCCTGACACCCACCCATGGAAGTTGGGCCAGCAGTGGGACCGTATCCGACAGCACGCCCGAGGCTGGGCCCGATATCACCGACAGGGGGAAGTATGATGAGTGACGTAATCAACCAAATGGTGGCCCGCTTCCTGTCGTGGCCGCTTCCGAACGACGTGTGCGCCGACCCGTGCGCTGCCGATCCCACCTATGCGCACCCGCGCACCGGCACCAATCTGCTGACGGCGGATCAGGCGCGCCAGATGATCGAGTACCTGCTTGCCGATGCTGATGGCGAACTGGATTCCGCCGATCACGCCAAGATCGATGCGGCATGGGAGAAGCACAAGGCAGCCGGATACGACCGCCCCGCCGAACCAGCCCACGACAAGGATGTGTCGTATCGCGGTTGGGAGATTGGCTGGAACGATATGGCAGCCAAGTGGGGGGGAACCGGATGGGATGCCTACAAGGGTGGCTGCGATCTAGGCGCGCCTCGCATCACCACCGCCGACTTCTCCGACTGCCTCGACGAGATCGATGATTACGAGGATGGCGAAGCATGAACGCAATCACCGTAATAGAGGCCGCGCCTCCGCCTGCCCCACTCGACGCATGGGTCGCGAAGGGCCGTGACCTCGTCACCCAGCGCCTCGACGTAGACTGGAAGATCGCCGACTGGATGGCAGAGGGCAAGGACGCCGGCCACCTGAGCCAGGCGAAGTTCGACTTCCTGTCCGAGAACCTTGGGCTCGCCCCCAAGCGCCTGAAGGACGCCCTGAAGGCCGCGACCGTATTCCCGCCCGCCCTGCGCGACAGCACCCTGTCCGTAGAGCACCATGCCGCGGTCGCCAGCCTGCCCAAGGACGAGGCCCTGCCGCTGCTCAAGCGCGCCGCCCGCGAGCACCTGTCCGTCAACGAGTGCCGGGAGGTAGTGACCCAGCACCGCTACAGCACCGGGGCCCGCTTCGACGACGAGGACACGGACAGCACCCTGTGCACCCACATCGTGCGCGCATGGAACCGCGCCACGCCGGAGGCCCGCGCCGACTTCGCTGAACTGGTGAAGGCGGTCCGCTTCCAAGGAATTATCGACGAGGACGAGATCCAAGATGACGCGTAAGCTGCTACCCACCTCCGCGCCTAAGCCGATCCCGCCGGAGTTCCTGGAGAAGTTCAAGCAGCACGGCTGGCGCCGGGTCGAGAACATCTGGGGCAAGTCCACCGTCCTTGCATGGTCGAAGGTCATCGGACGCAAGCGCATGGCCGAGATCCGGAAGCGCTACCTCAAAGAGGAGGCGGGTCGATGAACCCGAAGCAAAAGCGCTTTGTCGAGGAATACCTCATCGACCTGAACGCGACAGCCGCATACCGACGCGCCGGCTACACAGCCAAGGGCAATGCCGCTGAAGTGAATGCTGCTCGGCTGCTCAGGAATGCTAAGGTGCAGAAGGCGGTAACGGAGGCACAGGAAAAGCGCTCCGAACGCACTGCGATCACAGCTGACTACGTGCTGCAGGGCATCCAGGAGGTCGCCGAGCGATGCATGCAGCGCGCCGCCGTGATGGAAGGCCGTGGTGAAGATCGCAGGCAGGCTCGCGATGACGATGGCAACCATGTCTGGGAGTTCGACGCGACTGGAGCGAACAAGGCGTTCGAACTGCTCGGCAAGCACCTGAAGCTGTTCACCGACAAGGTCGACCATAGCTCGTCCGATGGCAGCATGTCGCCGCCCTCGCTGGCGGACTTTTACGGTGGTGCCGCAAATATGGTAACGGCGCCGACAAAGGAAGAATGACCATGGATCTGATCAACCGAGCATTGGTTTTCGCCACGACGGCGCACGCGGAAGTCGGGCAGCGGCGCAAGTACACCGGCGAACCGTACATCGTTCACCCCATCGAGGTCATGATGATGGTGCGCGAGCACGGTGGCACCGATGAGATGCAGGCGGCTGCGCTGCTGCACGATGTGGTCGAGGACACCGATCGAACCTTGCAGGACGTAGAAGATGCATTCGGGCCGATTGTGGCTGGCCTGGTTGATGAGCTTACGGAACCCGCGTGGGAGGGAAATCGCGCTGCCCGCAAGGCGCTCGAATGCGCTCGTCTCGGTGAAATCTCGGCGGAGGCGCAGACGATCAAATGCGCAGATCTGATCAGCAACACCCGCAGCATCGTTGCGCGCGATCCCGGTTTCGCGAAGGTGTATCTGGTCGAAAAGGCAGCGATCTTGTCAGTGATGGAGAAGGCCGATCCGAGCCTGAAGGCGATTGCCAGCGCATCGGTCACCACCCCAGAGGTATGAACGCTCACGCCCACATCGGGCATAACGGTGGCCCTACGCTCAACCCCTGCCTGAGGGATTTCTGGCTTTCGCCGGTCAACGACAATGCAGAGCCGATCCGCAATCGCGTCCTCTACGGCGGGCGAGCGTCATCGAAGTCATGGGATGCCGCAGGCTTCGCCATCTACCTCGCCAGCAACGTCAAAATCCGTGTTCTGTGCGCCCGCCAGTTCCAGAACAAGATCGAGGAATCGGTCTACACACTGCTGAAGCAGACGATTGAGCGGTTCGGCCTACGCCACCAGTTCGACATCCTGGACAACAAGATCCGCCACCGGGGCACCGGGTCGGAATTCGTGTTCTATGGCCTGTGGCGGCACATTGGCGAGATCAAGTCCCTTGAAGGCATCGACATATGCTGGCTTGAGGAAGCCCATGCGCTGACAGCGGAACAATGGAAAGTGCTGGAGCCAACGATCCGCAAGGAAGGTTCGCAGTTCTGGATCATCTTCAACCCGCAGCTGTCGACTGACTTCGCCTGGCGCCGCTTCGTTGTGAACCCGCCGCCAGGGACGATCCGCCGGCTGATCAATTACACCGAGAATCCGTTCCTCTCGTCGACCATGCTCGGCGTGATCGCCGCTGCGCAGAACGAAGACGAAGACGAGTTTCAGCACGTCTACCTCGGCGTGCCGAAGGATGACGACAACAACGCCGTCATAAAGCGCTCTTGGATCATGGCGTGCGTCGATGCACATGTTCACCTGGGCATCACGCCCACCGGCCGGAACCGCGTCGGCTTCGACGTGGCGGACAGCGGTAGCGACAAGAACGCGATCGTGGTGGCCCGCGGTCCGCTGGCGGTGTCGTCGGACCAGTGGAAAGCAGGTGAAGACGAACTTCTGAAATCTGCTACCCGCGCCCGCGCTGCCTGTGTCGAGAACGATGCCGATCTGACCTATGATAGCATCGGTGTGGGCGCTGGCGTCGGCGCAAAGGTCAACGAACTGAACACGCCTGCCGAGACAGTCCAGCACACGGGCTTCAACGCCGGTGGCGCCGTTATACGGCCCAAGGAGGTCTACGCCCGCTCTCATCCACCAAAGAAGAACATCGACATGTTCGCCAACGCCAAGGCGCAGGCATGGTGGCACGTCGCCGACCGGGCGCGGAACACCTTTACCGCGGTGAAGAAAGGCATGACTTTCGACCCGGCCGACTTGCTGTTCATCGACGGCACCATGCCGAACCTATCCCTGCTGATCGACGAATTATGCACGCCCAAGCGGGATTTCGACAACGCGGGCAAGGTGAAAGTGGAGAGCAAGAAGGATCTGGCGAAGGCGAATCGCGAGGGTGGCGCTCAGCCATCGCCGAACCTCGCGGATGCGTTCATTATGGCGTTCGCGCCGGTCGAAGGAAAGCGGCACAGCACGTCTGCCCTGCTCGGTTGATGGCGGTAAAATATTTCCGCATGCCGGTTCACCCTCCGGCCACCTTGATTGATCACCCAAGGCTCAGGAGAAAGACCATGGTTCGACTTTTCGCCTTCATCGCCGCTTCGGCGCTCTCAGCCATCATGTTCGCCTCGGATTTCGTTGTCCGAGCAGTCAGCTTCGCGCTCGAACTGATGCCCTCTTTCGTTTCCGGCGACGATTTCCGCATCAACGCCGACCACCCGCGCTCGATCTTCGAGACGCGGCGCGCTGGCCTGGCGTAATCGCCAAGCAATCAGATGAAGAGGGGGGCGGTCAGAAATGGCCGCCCTTTTTCATGCGTGCGATGGCGGTAAATCGACGGCGGTAACCGCAATACCGTCCCGCAATGGCGTATCTCACCGACAGTCTTCGCGGGGCGTTCGAGGCAGTCAGTCGCCTAAACCCCTTCCGCTCGTCCCTTTCCTCCACTACCGCCCTGCCCGGCGTATTCTCGCACCAGCTTGCGCTCGCCGCCTACATGTCGTCCGGCATGCTGCGGAAGGTCATCACGATCCCCGCAGCGGACCGCACGCAGAAGTGGCGCGACTGGCAGGCTGACAAGCCGACCATCGAGGCGATCGAGAAGGAAGAGAAGCGTCTGGGCCTGCGCGCCAAGGTCAAGCACGCGGAAGTGCTGCGCGGCATCGGCGGCGGCGCCCTGATACTCGTTACGGCGGGCGACCACGCCAGTGAACTCACGCCCGACACCATCAGCAAGGGCGGCCTTATCGCCGTCAATGTCGTTTCACGCTGGGAGATCACCCCGGACGACTTCGACAAGGATCTGGCGTCGCCGACGTACCGGCTGCCCCGCAAGTTCCGCATCGACAGCGACGGCCGCCAGTCGAACATCCACCCGAGCCGCGTTATCCCCTTCCGTGGCGATCCCATCCCGGCCGGGTCGTCGGTCGACGACATCGAGGCGTACTGGGGCGATTGCCAGCTGCTGCGCGTCTTCAGTGCGGTCGAGAACTCCGACCATGCCCAAGCGTGGTTCGTCGAGCTTATCAAGAAGGCGAAACTCCTCCGCATCGGCATCCCCGACCTGCTCGACATGCTCTCTTCGGAGGCGGGCAAGAAGCAGCTGAACGAGCGCGTCGCGCTGATCGCGCAGGGCGAAAACACCCTCAACGCCACGGTCTACCGGTCGGGCACCGGCACTGACGACCCAGGCGAGAAGATCGACGACTATCAGGTCACCTGGGCAGGCATCCCCGCGATGATGGATGCGATCGACCAGCGCATGGCCGCCGTTTCGGGCATCCCCTTCACCAAGATCATGGGTCGCTCCCCCGCGGGCATGAACGCCACGGGCGAGAGCGACATGAACAACTGGTGGGACACCGTCGGCGACGGGCAGGAGAACGAAACGCGCCCGTGCCTGGAGCAGCTTGACCCGATCCTGATCCGGTCGGCAGGCGCGGCCGACCCTGACAAGGTGTGGTGGCTCTGGGCCCCTCTCCGCAAGCCCACCGAGAAGGAGGAAGCGGAGACGTTCAAGATCGTCATGGAGGCAATCACCGCCCTCATCGCGTCGAGCATGGTGCCAGACGAGGCGATGGCCCGCGCCGTGCAGAACCTCATCGAGGAACGCGGCTACATGCCCGGCCTTGCTGATGCGCTGTCAAAGATCTCCGAGGATGAGCGCTTCGGGCTGCAGCCCAAGCCGCCAGCGGACAACGACGACGACGACCCCAGCGCAATCGTACCGGAAGGAGGTGATCCAAATCTACGCGGTGGCCGGGCTCAACCCCCGGCCCGCCGTGCTGCCAATGATGCCGCGGTATTCTTCGCTGATGCCCAGCCCCGCCCGCTGTACGTCCAGCGCAAGCTGCTCAACGGCACCGAGATCATCGGGTGGGCCAAGAAGCAGGGCTTCACGTCCACGCTTGCCGCGGACGATCTTCATGTCACCGTGCTGTACTCCCGCCAGCCTGTGGACCCCATGAAGATGGGCCAGGCATGGGGCGAGGACGAGAACGGCCGCCTGCGCATTAAGCCCGGCGGCCCGCGCGCGATTGAGCGGCTTGGCGAGAACGCCGTCGTGCTGCTTTTCCCCTCGTGGGATTTGCAGAGCCGCCACCGCGACATGGTCGAGGCAGGCGGATCGCACGACTTCGACGAATATCACCCCCACGTCACCATCTCATTCGAGGCACCGGCGGACATGGACCTGACAGCCGTGAAGCCGTTCACCGGCGCGCTGGAGTTCGGGCCGGAACTATTCGAGCCGCTGGACCTCGACTGGAAGCGGAAGGTCACCGAAGAATGACGCCGATCATGATGCTTATTGCACTGCTGGCTGCCCATGCGCTGGCGGACTATCCGCTTCAGGGCGACTTCCTCTCGAAGGCGAAGAACCGCACTGCGGCTATCCCCGGTGTGCCATGGCAGCAGGCCCTTGGCGCGCACGTCGTGATCCATGGCGCGGCTGTCGCGCTTATCACCGGCCTGTGGTGGCTGTTCCTCGCCGAGGCGGCCATTCATTGGCTCACCGATGATGCGAAGTGCCGTGGCAAGATCGACTTCAACGCCGACCAAGCAATTCACATCGCTTGCAAGATCGTCTGGTGGTGTCTCGCCGTAACGCTGGCCTGACATGCCCCGCTATGACCTCGCAGCCATGGCCCGCCGCGCCAATCCGGGCATGCGGCGTCGGAGCATCGTCCTGCGCGACATTGCGCCCCCGGCCGTGCTGGCGACCAACCTGTACAGGTCTGTGTATAAACCTGTGATGGATGCGTGGACGGCCAGTGCAGATCGCATCGCTGATGCTTACGCGCGCACCGTCGCGGAGATGACCACCGACGCCCCGGCTGACGTGAAGGCCGAGATCGATGGCGCTGCCGAGCAGGTCAACCGGCTGCTCCTGCTGCTGACACCGGAACTGCGCGACTGGGCAATTCGTGTCGAGAGGTGGCAACGCGGCAAGTGGCGAGGCGCGGTCCTGTCGGCAACCGGCGTCGACGTGGAAACGATGATCGGAGCCGGCGACATGCGCGCCACGCTCGAAACGACCATCGGGTGGAACACCGATCTGGTGCGCAACGTGTCCGATCAGACGCGCCAGCGCATCAGCAGCGCCGTGTTCGACGGCCTGCGGAACCGGACGCCCGCGCGTGACGTAGCGAAGTCCATCAGCGAGGCGACCGGGCTGGGCCGTGACCGGTCGATCCGCATTGCCTCGGACCAGCTCAACAAGCTCACGTCATCACTGGCCGACGAGCGCCGCCGGGAAGCGGGCATTACAGCTTGGGAATGGGTGCACAGTCGGAAGGCCCATCCCCGAGCCAATCACGTGGCCCGAAACGGCAACTACTACTCCGACGATCCGGCCGATGTCGGGCATACGATCAATGGACAGGCGATGCTTGCGCCCCCCGAAGACCGGCCGGGGCAGCTTCCGTATTGTGGGTGCCGGTCGCGCTCGGTCATTGACCTCAGTGACTGACCGCTTCCCCGCAGATTCCCGCCGTGGTATGATCGGGCCAGCGGTGCGCTAACACCGCCGACCCTGACCAAAACCGTCACTTGGAGACGACTATGGCTGACCAAACCCTAACCGCAGAGCAGGCCCGCCGCCAAGCAGCATTGCGCGGCATGGATGCATTCGCTGATAAGCATGGATGCAGCAGCCGTGAGTGGCGTGAAGTCGATCAAGGCGAGAGCATCGGTTTCATCGGCATTGCCGATGATGGGCGCGAGTTTGCCCTTGGTTACATGAAGGCCTCCGAGCAGGAGCGCATGCAGCATGTCTCCGATTGAGCGTGCCGCGCGGGCAATCGCCCCGCATGTAACGCCGCTGCCTTGGGGTCGCATCCCTGCGGATAAAGCCGATTTGAGGCCAAGGTTTCGCAATGATAGCGGCGTTGACATCAATACGCCGACGAAAGAAGACCTTCACGACATCGCCCGCGCCGTCCTGCAGGCCATCCGGGAGCCGAGCAAGGCGATGGTGCAGGCAATGGGCCTCAAGGTGGCTGCTGTGGGCCATGATGACGGCACATGGAGCGATGTCTATGAGGCGTGGCAAAGTGCGATCGACGCAGCGCTGGAGGAGGCGTGAATGGCTGACAGCATGAAGGTTGACGCACTCACCCTCACCAACCGCATGAAGGATATGGGCGTCGTCGGAATGCGGCCTCATGGCGGTTTGTGGTTTGCCAGTTTCGAAAGCGACCCGGCCTTTGAGCATGTCCTTCCGCCGCCTGTTGCAGAGTGGCTTCTGGGCGCTGACGAGGCAGACGGTCGGTGATGCAACCCGACCAGTGGATGTCACGTAGCACCTTCGCCGCGATGAACGACCATGATCTTGCCGCGTTCATCGCAGCACGACATGGGGGCGTGAATTCAGGCAGAGCAGAGCGTGAGATGCGCAAGCGCGTCGCCAAGGGCTTGATCGCACCTAACCGTCCGTAGAGCCCCGCCATCATCGCTAGCCAACGGCGGTAAACCCATGCCTCGCGCGCGCATACCGTGCGAGGCATGCAATTCCGCGACGCTCTTGTTCTTGACGCACCCCGCCGCATCGAGGGCGGCGCGATGGCCGTTCGCGCACGCGCGGCGCGCACCGGCGTCTACCAGTACGGCGGCTCCGAGGTAGATCCCGACAACAAGCACGGCCTGCGCGATACCGCGCTGGTCAACGTGCTCCGCGACGACGGCACCGTCTTCGACGAGAAGTCCGTCCGCAGCTTCATTGGCAAACCGGTCACCGACGATCACCCTGCCGCCCCCGTCACCACTGCCAACTGGCGCGACCACGCGCGCGGCACGATCATGGGCGCGATGCGCGATGGCGATTACCTCGCCTTCGACCTGCTGCTGACCGACGCTAGCGCCATCGCCAAGGTGGACGGCGGCAAGCGCGAACTGAGCAACGGCTACTCGTCCGACCTCGAATTCGGCGACTTCACCGCCGCCGACGGCACCAAGTGCCAGGCTCGCCAGAAGTCCATCACCGGAAACCACGTTGCGCTGGTCGATCGCGGCCGTGCCGGTTCCGAGTGCGCCATCAAGGACGGGTTCGCCGTCTGCGACGCCCTTCCCTCCAACCTTCTCGATTCCCTCACCCAGGAGAGCCCTGTGCCGAAGATCGTTCTCATCGACGGGCTGTCCGTCGACGTGTCGAACGCGGACACCGCCGCAACGACCATCGCCACCCTCATCGCCGCCCGTGACGCCGCCAACGGCAAGGTCACCACCTTGGAGGCCTCTGTCGCTGCCAAGGATGCGGAGATCGTTACCCTCACCGCCGATAAGGCCAAGCTGGAATCGGCCAAGCCGACCCCGGCGCAGCTGCGCGACGCCGCCAAGGCATTCGCGGCGGTCTGCGACAAGGCCAAGGGCCTCGGCGTCACCGTCACCGACGAGATGGACGAAGCCGCGATCCGCAAGGCCGTGGTGGACGCCAAGCTCGGCGCGTCGGCTGCCACCTATACCGCAGACCAGTACGCGGTCGCCTTCGACGTCCTGACCAAGGATGCGAAGCCCGTTTCGCAGATCGTGCAGCCCATCGGCAGCCCGACCACGCCCACCAACATCGCATCGATCCGTGACGCCGCCCGCGTCGCGAGCAACTTCTAAGGAGGGCTAGGTCATGGCTGTATACCAGGACACCTACACCGACATGATGGCCCCCGCCTATGCGGGTATGGTCGCGAACGGTGAAACCTCGAACCGCATCAGCCGCACCTGCGAGGATTCGGCGGGCATTCCCTTCGGCGTCCCCGTCTATCGCGGCGCGGGCGATCACGGCTGCACGCGCACGCCGAGCGCCTTCTTGCTGGGCATTACCATCGCCGACGAGACGCTTGCGCTTCTGCCCGGCCAGACGGTCGACCGCTACCAGCAGTACGACAACGTCGCGATCCTGCCGCTCGGCGTGATCTGGGTCGTTGCTGGCGAGGCTGTCACCGACGGCGCGCCCGCCTACGACACCGGCAGCGCAATCGTCGACACGGTCGGCTCGAACACCGCCCTCGCGGGCTGGCAGTTCGATATTACCGGCGCCAACGCCGATCTCGTCAAGCTCTCGCGTCGCTAAGGGGACCGCACATGATCATCAACTTCTCTGACGCGACCGGCGGCCTGTTCAAGGATGCCGCGTCGTTCCTGGCGGCCGACGCCGCCGCGCGCGAGATCGCGTTCCAGCGCTGGGCGGCATATGATGCCGAGATCGCCGCGACCTTCCGGGACAAGTCCGAAGAGTTCTTCGTGGATGCCCAGGTTGGCCGCGCCTTCCTGACGCCGCAGCTCTACCGCATCGAGACGCAGGTCTACATGCGGCGCTATCCGAACGCGGACCTCAACGGACTGATCCCGATCAACACCGACGGCGACATGTGGGATGTCGGCACCGTGTTCTACAGCATGGACGAGGTCGGCAAGGCCGAGTTCCTGAGCGGGAAGGGTTTCGATATGCCCTACGCCGGTACGCTGATGGACCAGAAGAGCCGCGGCTTCCACCTGGCCGGTATCGGCTACGAGTGGTCGACGCAGGAGCTCCAGCGCGCCGCCAAGCTGGGCCGCTCGCTGCCCTCCGACAAGGCGGGTGCCGCACGCAAGGCCGCACAGTTCTTCAAGCGCTCGATCGCCATGACGGGCCGCACCCCCGGCGCAGCCACGTCCGAGAAGGGCTGGACCGGCTTCGTGAACGATCCGAACGTGCCCGCCGCCAACGTCGCTGCCACCGGCACCGGTTCCACCACGCCGTGGGCCAACAAGAACCCGGACCAGATCAGCGCCGACATCTGGGGCGCGGTCAACGCGGTCGAGACGCAGACCAAGGAAACGCACACCGCCACCACCGTGGCGCTGCCGACCCAGAAGCTGCGCTACATCGAACAGACCCGCATGACCGACGGAAACGGCACGATCCTGGATTACATCCGGGGCAACCGTGACGGCGGCGAGAACATCACGTTCAAGGCCATCCGCGAGCTTGCTGGCGCGGGCGCATCGGGCACCGACCGCATGGCCGCCTACGACAGCTCGGAGGAAGTCGTGCAGTTCCACCTGCCCGGCGATCACGAGTTCCTGCCTGCGTTCCAGAAGTCGTCCATGACCTACGAGGTCGGCGGCATCATGAACGTCGGTGGCACCGAGATCCGCCTGCCCAAGGCGATCACTTTCCGAGACGGGATCTGAACCATGGCGAAGCTCACGAACCACTCGCGCGGCCTGCGCGGCATCAGCCTGAAGGACGGCTCCACGGTCTGGCTTGAGCCCGGCCAGAGCACCGACATCAAGAAGGACGATATCGCGGGCGCCCTGCCGGACCTCGGCAAGGAGCCGACCGACGCCGACGAAAGCGACAGCGCTGAACTGGACGCGCTGAAGGGCCAGGTCGCCGACCTCACCAAGCAGGTCGAGGAACTGGAGGCCGACAAGGCTGAGCTTGCCAAGGTCGGCGCCGCAGCGGCCAAGGAGGCGGACGCGCTGAAGGGCCAGGTCGCCGACCTCACCAAGCAGGTCGAGACGCTGACGAAGCCCGGCAAGTAACCGCCGCTTCACCGCAACGCAGGGGCCGCCTCGTCAAGCACGCGGCGGCCCTTTTCGTAAGGACACCCGATGCCCTACACCCGCTTGCCCCTCGTGACGTTCATGGCGGCATACCCCGCCTTCCCGACGCTCACCGAACCCGCCTATGACTACTGGGCAGGCAAGGCGGAAGGCGAGGTAGGCGAGGCCTTCGGCGACCAGCAGCAGGACGCCACGGAACTGCTCACGGCCCACAAGCTGGCGCTGAACGGGATCGGTCTGGCACCGGGCACGTCGATGCTCACGGCGACGGGGGCGACCAGTTTTAAATCTGGCACCTTCTCCGCCACCGTGTCCGACAGCGTCGTCGCCCAGCGCGCGAAGGGAGGCTACTCGGCCACCGTCTACGGACAGCAGTTCAAGGCCATCCAGGCCAAGCTGTTCGGCGGTCCGGTGCTCGTCGGTTTCGTGGGCACGCCATGCTAGACCAGGTCTTCGCCGATATCGGCCTCGCCTTCTCCGCTGCGTTCGGCGGCCCGTTCCACTCTGCCCGCGTGGTCGATCAGATCGCCCCGGTCTATGACGATGGCGGCTCCATCATCACGCCGGGCGGGGTCGATTACCGCGCCTGCAACGTGCAGATCGATGTCGCCACCACCGCCATGCGCGCCGCGGAGGGCTTCGTGGACACGGATGCCCGCTTCATCGTGCTTGCCGCTACCCTTACCGGCCCGCTGGGCACCGACGCGGAGGTCGAGGTGCTTGCTGGCCCGTTCGCTGGCATGTGGTCCGTCTCCTCGCTGGAGCGCGATCCAGTCGCGGCGGGATGGGTCGGAGTGGGGCGGAAAGCCTAATCCTAGGAGAAGATCATGCAGACGGTCACCTTCGTACGAGAATACCGCCATCCCCTGCCCGACCATAGCGAAGCGCGGTATCCCCCTGGCGAGTTCGAAGTAAGCGACGAGGTAGCCAAAGCGGCCAAGCGCGCCAACGCTTTGGCACCTCAGACCACGGAGAAAACGAATGGCCGGCGATCTGCTGCGGGAAAGTGAACGTGCCGCCATCATCTCGCTGAAAGCTGATGCATCGCTGCTCGCCATTCTCCCGAAGACCTCCATCGATCCCGTGGAAGAGGCTCCCAGTTGGCCGTTCGTTCGGCTCGACAGTTCGCAAGCGGTTCTCAGGGGCCGCGGCTGTTCCGCCCGGTCGGAAGTGAGATTCCGGCTGCACTCGTTTGCGAAGCCACGGCGCAACACGGCCGGCGCCATTCTTGAAACCGCCAAGGATTACGCCGCGCGCATCAACAGCGCGGTGGTCGCTGCGCTGCGGTCGCGCGCTTTCGAGGTATCTGGCCGCCGGTACGGTTTCGAGGTCACGTCATCCGATCTGATGCAGGACGGCGCCGAAAAGGATGCCTACCACGGGATCGCCTCGATCCTTGTCCGCGCCTATCAGGGGTGATACGCCCTAGGGCAATGGACATACCGGTATCCGAACGCATCGTTGGCGCTCTCATCACGCAGATGATCCGTTCGGGCATGATCCCCGATGACGACGTCATCGCCGCTGCCGACGCGCTGGAGGAAAGTGGCGACGAGGATGCTGCCCGTGTCATGCGAGCTATGATCCTTTATGCGCACGCGCCTAGCCAAACGGATTGGGAAGCCGAGCGGAGGCGCAACCGGTTCCACGTCCATGACGGCGGTAAATCCGACGATTGACGCGCCCTAATCTCTGGCAAACTTGCTGGAGAATTTGCCGTGTCCGAGCCTGTCGAAGCCGACTTCGCGATCATCAAGGTGCAGACCGCCGAGGGTCCGCCTGCCGTCTTCACGCAGCTGTGCGGCATCGAGAACGTCAGCCGTCAGAACGCCGCCGCTGGCAACGATCGCTATCGCCGCGATTGCACCAAGATGGGCCGCCCTGCCGTCCGCAAGAATCGCATCACCGGTAAGTCGCAGACGATCAGCGGTAGCGGTGCGATGAACATCCCCGATTTCGCTCGTTTCGAGGCGCTCTTGGGCGTGAAAGAGAACTATGAAATCGAGTTCCGCCAGAACGATGACACAGACGCGGGCACTCTCCTTGGCACTTATGCCGGGGTTTACGTGCTCATGTCTGACAACGCCGGCGCGGATGTGAACGGTGACAGCACCGGCGACATCACGCTGAACAACGATGGCCCGTGGACCTGGACGCCTGCCCAGTGATCGAAACGGCGATCGAGCGGGACTTCGCTGGCGGCCGCTTCTGGTTTGCCCTCCCCGTTCCGGCAATTCTGGCAATTGAGCGCGGCCCTCTCACGCCGTCGCTCAGGGTCCGCGAATATCCCGTGTCGATTTTCCAGCTTTACGACGATCTTTCCGAGGGCATCGGGATCGATCGCGACACGGGATCACCCACCCTTCTGCCCGGCGCCCGGATCTTCTACGGCGACCTTCACAACGTGCTGGAGCGCGCCTTGATCAGTGCTGGCTCCGGTGAGAAGGATGGCGAAGAGATCAAGGTCGAGGACAAGCTCGCGTCGCGCATGGTTGCTGACTACCTGCCGCGGCATATCGAAGCCTGCGCCATTCTGGTGTGGGACGTTATGCATGCGACGATCAAGGGCGTTGATCTAAAAAAAAAGGCGGATCCCGATCTAACGCAGGATCCCCCCAACCCTTCCGACGAGGCCAAGTAATCGCGAACTGCGGAGCGCTCGGCATCGACTGGCGCACAGCTTCGCTCGGCGAGTACCTTGAGGCCCTTGAGGCCCACAACGACGCTCACAGCCCCGGCCCGCAGGCTTCTCCCGGAGGCGCGGAGCGGATGCGTAGGGCTCTTGCCGCCAACGCGGACTAGACGAATCTCCGGACCTCATGGCATTTCTTGATCCTCAATATCTAACGGGGGTAAAATGCTGAAAATTTGGATCGCGGCGGCGTCTATGACGCTCGCTGCATCGCCCGTAATGGCGCAAGTATCTGTCGAGGCCCCAGCTCCGTCTGCTGCGCCGTCGGGCGGCAAGATCGTGATGTACCGCCAGGGCGCGGTAATGGGCTTAGCCCTCGGGTGCCCCATCCGCTACAAGGGACAGGAAATAGTTGAACTGGGCCGCAACAAGTATGCGGAATGGGAAGTGCCCGCCGGCAGCTACATCCTCACCAACAAGACTTCGAGCGTGGATGTCAATGTGTTCCCGGGTCAGATCAAATACGTCCGCTGCGTCATCAAGCCGGGCTTCATGTCCGGTCGCGCTGACTTGCAGATCGTCGACGAGGAAACTTATCGCGAGCATAGCGCCGAGTATGAGCGCAAAGAGATTGCAGCACCGACGCTGGCAGCTGCGGCGAACTGATCGTTGGGGGCGGCTTGCGGGCCGCCCTACTTTCCCGATTGCTCGCTTTCGATAGTCTGGCGAGCGGAATCATCCGCTAGCTGCGCGATCGTGTCCGGCCGTGTCATCCACCAAATCAGACCGGCTATAACGGCCAGCACGCCTAGGATGGTATTTCGATTTTTTCGCGACTGCTCTCGGCGGCCCTGTTCTATCTGATGGCCGTCAAACGCAGATGCGCAATACGGGCATTTTGTCGCTGCGACGTCGATCTGCTTGCGGCAATAGGGGCAAGTTTTCACGTTCTGCTCCAGATCTCAATTCCCTGTCGTAGGCGGTAATTAGCCCCCACGGCAAGCCGTAGGCTTACCGCCATGGCCGAGGCAGACCCGCAATCCATCAGCCGATTTTCCTCTGTCAGCGCAGCACGCGTTGCGACGGCTGACTGCGAGCGCGTTGCGGACGCAGGTATGCGCGGGCGCGATGCCGTTTACCGCCGTCTGCGGCGCTCTCCCACGCCCATCGGAGCAATGTTCCGAGGGATGGAAAAGGAGATCGGCTCCGAACCAGCCCTTGAGGTCATCGCTGCTCTCGTCGTGCGGGAGGCCGAGCATGGCGCGGCGTAGGTCGATCGAGAAGCTGCTTCGCACGGTCAATGCTCATGCGATACCGGAGGTTACCAAGGCCCTATTCGCAGGCGGCGAGATGATCGCGGTTGAGGCTCAGATCAGCATCACGGCCGGCGCCGTGTCGGGCAAATTTCATGTGCCGTCGAAGCCTGGTGAGCCGCCTAACAACGATACCGGCGTACTGGCTGGCAACATCGAGACGAACAAGATCCGCCTGCTGCAAGTCGAGGTGTCGAGCAACGCCCCGTACTCGAAAGATCTGGAGTTCGGGACATCGCGGATCGCCGCCCGCCCATTCATGGCGCCCGCGGCAAACGCAAAGCGTCCTGCCGTGAAAAAGTTGGTCGACAAGGCAGTAAAGCGCGCCGTCCGCCGCGCAATAAAGGGGGGCGAGGGCTTTGGCGGTCTCTGAACAGGTTATCATTGAAGTTCTGGGTCGCGTTGACGGCCTTGAGCGAGAGCTTCGGCGTGGTGGGCGCAGCGCTGACCGCGAACTATCCGGCATCGAAGCGCGCGTGCGTCGTTTCGCCGGCGCAATCTCTGGTCTGCTCGCTGGCGTTTCGGCTGCGGTGCTGGTCAAGGAGTTTCTAGACCTCGCCGACACGTCGAAGAATCTCGACGCGCAGCTTCGCCTCGCGACGGCAGGCTTCGGCTCGTTTGCGCAGGCGCAGGAAGATGTCCGCCGGATTGCCGCCGCGACGCGAGCGGGACTGACCGAAACCGCATCCCTCTATGGCAACTTCTCGCGCGGCGCTAAGGAGCTTGGCGCGGATCAGGAAGCCGCTGCGCGCGCGACCGAGACGTTTTCGAAAACCCTCAAAATTAGCGGCGCGGATGCAAATCAATCTGCGTCAGCGACCCTGCAGTTCGGCCAGGCCCTTGCCGCTGGCGCCCTGCGCGGTGACGAACTCAACTCGGTTCTGGAAGCTGCGCCCCGCCTCGCCCGCCTGCTCACCGAGAGCATGGGTCTGCCGATCGGCAAGATCAAGGAGCTCGGCGAAGAGGGTAAGCTGACCTCCGAGGTGCTCCTCAATGCCCTGACCAACACCAAATATACGGCCGGCATCGATTCCGAATTCCGCGAACTGCCTGTCACGTTCAGCGACGCAATGACGCAGGTAGAGAACGCCGCGATCATCACCTTTGGCGGCTTCGACCGGGGCGGACAGTTCTCGACGGCACTGGCCAACTTCATCACCGATGGCAGCGATGGCTTCAAGGATCTGGAGCAGGATGCCGTGGAGATGGGGATCGCGGTCCGATCCTCGATCGAGGGTCTGGTCGGTTCGTTCGAGCCGATCTTTGATGAGGCGCGCAATTTCTTCAATTTCGTGAAGGAGCAGGCAGGAAGCGACAACCTCAAGTTCGATTGGGGCCGCGAACTGCGTGACCTGGACAACGTCACTGATTGGCTTTCCAATCGAACATATGCTGGTCAGAAGCTGCAGGGCTTCGGCGTTAAAATCGGCCGCAGCGATTTCGAAGGACGATACCGCCGGACGCAGGCGACCGCAGAAGCGCGTCTCCGCGGAGAAATGGGCGAGCGTGCCACGAACGACATCATCGGTCAGTATTTCGACCGGTTCGGCAACCCGATACGCACACCATCTAGACCAGCATCCTCTCCAGGATCTTCGGGCGGAAGCAAGTCTAGCGCGAACAGCGCAGCCGCCGCAGCCCGGAAGGCTGAGCAAGAGCGGCTGCGCGCCATCCGTGAGGACGCCAGCAACGCCCGCGACGCCGCAAACCTTCAGGACGACATCAACGCCGCCCGCGCAGCCCTCGCCACTGCGACCGAGGATGTGCTTGCCTACAATCTCCAGGCGATCGACAACGAGCAGAAGCAGCGCACCGCAGAATACGAGACACAGCGCGCTCTTGGGCGGATTAGCGCGCAGGAATTGGACGACCGCAAGAAGGCTGTAGCTGAGATCGCCGATCTTCAGCGCCAGCGTGTCCAGCGCATCGCCGACGAGAACCAGCGTCGCGACGACCTCGACCGCTTCAACGCCTCGGTGCAAGACAACAGCGACCTGCTGCGCGCCCAGGCCGATCTCGTAACCACGCGCGAGGCCCGCAGGGACATCGAGCTTCGCTTGCTCGATCTCAGCTACGAGCAAGAGCGTGCCGAACAGGATGCGGTGCTGAACAGCGAGACGGCGTCGGCGGCTCAAAAGGAGATCGCCGAACAGCGCTTGCGCATCCTCGACCAGCTGAAGGGCTACGATGTCGAACGCACGAACCGCCAATATGAAGGCCCGCTTGCAGGCTACTCTCGCGGCATCAATGAAACCGACGTCAATGACCAGGTCGAAAGCTATGTCGTCGATGAATTGAAGTCGGTTCAAGACGGCGTTGCCTCGGGGCTGCAGAAAGCCATCGGCACGGATGACCCCCTCATTTCCGGGCTGATCAACCTGTTCATTCAGCAGGTCATCATGAAGCCGATCGCGGCGGCTCTGGCGCAGGCGACGCAGGGCAGCGGCGGCGGCGCGGGCGGCATCCTCGGGTCTATCATCGGGGCGGTGGGCTCTGTATTCGGGGGCGGCGGTTCGTCGCTCAGCAGCACCAGCATCGCCGGTGCTGGTTCCTACAATTTCAGCAGCTTCGGCTTCTCGCGCGGGGGTTACACCGGCGACGGCGGCGTGAACGACCCGGCGGGTATCGTGCACAAGGGCGAGTACGTCGTTCCGGCGGATTCGGTGCGGCGCATCGGCGTGCAGAACTTGGCCGCCATGGCGTCGGGACGGGCCGCGTCGATGGCTGGCGTATCAGCGGCACGGCCCGTCCAGAGCACCACCGTCATCAGCGCGCCGCGCTTCGACCTGAAGGGCGCTGTTATCACGCCGAAGCTCTACGCCGACATGCAGCGCATAAGCGACGAGAGCGCTGCCCGCGCTGGTGCCACCTCCTACAAGCAGTCGATGAAAGACGCCCCCGGCGCCGTGCGTCGCGCGCAGCGGTTCCGGACCACCTGAGATGGCTTCGCACCGTATATCCGTTCTCTTTCGCCTCGCCTGCGATCCGCCGGTCTACCTCTGGAGCGGGCACGGCGACCTCGATACCTGGCCAGACGACCTCGACCCTACCGGCGCTCGCTGGCGCGGGGCGGCGGAACTCGTCTCCGTCCCCGCCCTCAAGCAGCTGATCAACGGCGAGGCAGACCGCATCGAGGTCAAGTTCTCCGGTGTCACCCCAGCCATGGTCCGTATGGCCCACGAGGACCGCGAAAGCGTCAAGGGAGCCCCGGCCGCCATCGGCCTCATCGAGTTCGATCAGGACTGGCAGCAATCCGCGCCGGTGAAGTGGCAATGGTCTGGAACGGGCGGCGTCATCGTCACCGAGAGTACGGAAAGCGAGGGCATCCGGCAGTGGTCCGTCTCGCTCTCCATGGCCAGCGGGGACACCCTGCTCGCTACCCCCAAGATCGCGTTCTTCACCGCCGCAGACCAAGCGAAGGTTTCTCCGACCGACCGCTTCTGTGATTTCGTGGCGGGAATCTCGATCGGCACGACGCGTCGGTTTGGGCCGACATGAGTGATCTCGGCGAATACCTCCTCGCGGGCTCGCGGACGCCTTGGAAAGACGGCGAGCACGATTGCACCGCATGGCCCGCGCGCTGGGCGGGCATCGACTTGCCCAAGGACTACTCCACCCATGGTCGCCCGCTGTCCGAGGTGTGGGGCGACTGGATCGGCGACCGCCTCGAGCTGGTGCTGGAACCCGAGGCCGGTGACGTCGGCGTGCTGGCGGTAATCACGCCCGACGGCACGGGCGAAGTAGGCGGCATCTATACAGGAGAAAAGTGGGCTATGCTCACCGCAAAGGGCGTGGCGTTCGTCCGGATGCCCGCAGACAACGTCATTGCAGTGTGGCGCCGTGGCTAAGTTCGTCGGGGCCATCATCGGCGCGATCATCGTCACGGTAGGTATTGTCACCGGCAACGTCGGACTGATCGTCTCGGGCGCGAGCATGATCGCGACCAACGTGCTCACGTTGCTGTTGGCGCCGTCAATGCCAAAACCTGACGCGGCGCAGACCCAGAAGAAAGAGCCGCGGCCGGTTCGCACCAAGGGAATCGGCACTCGGCGCGTATGGGCCAAGGTGATGTTCTGGGACACGAATGCCAACGGCGTCACGGTAGACGTGCTCGCGTTTCTGTGGGGTCGTTCCCACGCGATGCGTCAAGCCTATCTGAACGATGACAAGATCACGATCATCAACGGCGTCGTTCAAGCATTGCCTGATGGCAGCTATGCGCCTCAGACCCTTGGATCATCCTCGTTTTCGTTGGCCCGGGTCCTCGCGGGTTTCAATCTCGGGCTAGCTGTCGAGACTGCCTTTTCGGCGGTGATGTCTACGCTGCCAGGCATCTGGACCGCTGACCACCGCGGCGATGGCATCACATCGGGCTACCTCATCAAGCGTCCGGTCAAGTCGAAGCACTACCTCGAAGTCTATCCCCAGGCAGATAACACGGTCCTGTCGGCGGTGTTCGACATGTCCTATCTGTTCGATCCGCGCGATCCCACGATGGACGCCTACGACCCGGACACGTGGGTCAAGACAACGCCGCGGCTGGACAACCCGGCGCTCGCCCTGCTCTGGTATCTGCTTACCGAGCGCGACGTGGACTACAACACGCAGATCCTGCCGGTGATCGACTACTGGATTGCGGCGGCCAACCACTGCGACGAGCTTGTGCCACTGCGGGATGGTGGCACCGAGCGCCGCTACCGCATTGGCCTGCTGTTCGAACTGACCACCGAGCCCGCGCAGATCATCGGCGAGATCCTGAAGACTTTCGACGGCTGGTACTGTCAGGACGCGCTGGGCCGCTACATCGTCTATTCCGGCCGGTACTACGAGCCCACCGTGACGATCGGCCCGGCCCAGATCGTCAACGCCCGCCATCAGGGATTCGTCGAGGACGAGGACTTCGTCAACGAGATCACGATCACCTATGTCTCGGCCGCCCACGATTACAACGAGCCAGACACCACGCCCTGGCGCGACGAGGACGACATCTCTGAGCGCGGCAAGACGAACAGCACCAACTTTGCCCCGCAGTCCCCCAGCCATAGCCAGAACCGCCGCTTGGCCAAGCGCGTCATGGCTCGCCAGAACGCGGCCGATCGCGGCACCATCACTACGAACTACGAGGGCATGGCTGTCATCGGGCAGCGCTTCATTTGGCTCAACCACGTCGAGGCTGGGACGACGTTCTACACTGGCCCGGCCGAGATCGTCACGTCGCCGGAAAAGGACATGGAATCGCTCGGCGTGACCTTCGATTGGGTCCGCGTCGATCCCAACATCGATGCGTGGAACCCCGCTACCGAGGAAGGTGATCCCGCACCTGTCGAGGACCGCATCGCCCCGGCACCGATGGAAACGCCGACGATCAGCACAGCGACGGCCGAACTCGACGCCACTGGCACGGGTGCCCGGGTTCGCATCGTGGTGGACGGCTACGACCGCGAAGACATCACATGGTATGCGCGCTGGCGCTCGACCACGGATGCCAGCTGGAACGAGCAGGAATACAGCGACATCGATCCCGGCCCGTCGGCGCTGCTGGTGACCAGCGTTGTACCGGTCGATATCGCGGTCGACGTGGCAGTCGCCTACTCCACCGGCGACGGGCGTGTCTCGCCATGGTCCGCCGCGAGCACGGTGAGCACCAGCACCGCAGGCCTCGCGCCCGCGCCTGCGAGCGAACTGACCGCTACCGGCGCAGCGGGGTCGGCAACGGTCGCCTGGCGCAACCCGACCTCGAGCAATTTCGGCTACGTCCGCATCTACCGCGGAACCACCAACGTGTTCGGTTCCGCTACGCAGATCGGCGGCGACATCACCGGCGGGCTCGGGCAGGTGCAGCAGATCACGGACACCGTGGCGGCAGGCGTTTGGTACTATTGGGTTCGGGCCTATAGCTCGGGTGGCGTTGCGGCTTCCCCTACCGGCCCGCAGAGCGCGACGGTGACGTGATGGCTATGAAGATGAACGTGGTGGGCGGCGCGGTCACCCAAGGCGGTAAGCTGCAGCCCTTCGTTGCCGACAAGGGCGATCCCGGCGCACCAGGTGCCCCCGGCGCGCCTTCCACAGTGCCCGGCCCCGAGGGCAATGACGGGTGGACGCCTATTCTCGCTGGTGAAGCTGACGGCACCCGCACGCTCATCAAGGTGGTGGACTGGACCGGGGGCGAAGGCACCAAGCCCGCGACCGGCATGTACATCGGCACCACCGGCTACGTCGCGACCAAGGCCCTCGCGTTCAACTTCAATGCGGCCAAGCGGGTTCGCGCGTACTCTGGCGTGACGAATGCCAGCGGCGTGGCGACGATCAATTTCAGCGACCTCGGGATGACAGTCGCCCCGCAGGTGGTCGCCCTGCCCGCTACCACTCCGACGCTTTCCGGCCCAACGCGATCGGCCGTGTCGGCTATCACCGCGACGGGCTGCACGGTGACGGTCCAGCAGCAGGCGATCCTTACCGGCGTCCTGTCTTTCCTCGTCGGCGCGACTGCGAATGTGCTCGTCGTGGAGCAATAGAGGGCGGTAATACGCGACCGTAGCGTGTTCCATGCTGACGCGCATGAAGGTCTTCCCCACATGCACGTTCGCGCCCAACGGGACCGAGGCTTACATCGAGCGTCGGACCATAAGCGGCGGCACCGCCCTTAGCGGCGATGAAACCCTCATCGGCACAGACGGCGGCGGCCGTGTCGCGGTCCAGTTCGAAGACTTCGATCTCGACGATCCCGAGGTTGCCCGAGCATGGGACGCGATCGACGCCTACATGGACGGCGGCCTGCGCGCGATGATCGTTCCGCTCTGCGACGCGGTCCATCAACCCGCCTTCCACTATGACGGCGTCCCCCACAGTGACGGCACGCCGTTCTCGGACGAAAGCCTGTATGGCACCCCCGGCGCGGTTGTGATGCTCGCGGCCGATGCCGCCCTGCGCGCTACCGTGATCCAGATCGATATCGCTCTGCTCAACGGCGACCCGCTGGGATGGTTCGCCATCGATCACGCGAACTGGCGGTGGCGCTGCTACAAGGTCGCGGAGATCCTGGCGCAGACCGCCACGACCGCGACCATCTCGATCCGGCCGCCGCTGCGCGAAGCAACGCCCGCAGGCGCCCCGATCGACTTCGCCACCCCCCGCTGCACCATGAGGATCGACGGCGACATGCGCGCACCCCGCACCATGGGATACGCGGAGGGCCAGGCTCTCCGCTTCGTCGAGGACATGACCGGGAGCTATGCATGACCGTTGGCACTGACCTTCTCATTCAGGCCTTCCGGTTGTGGGTGACGGATAACGTTCCTGCGAGCGGGGCGAACTGGCCTAACAAGGCCGAGATCATCGCAGCGCTGCAGCGGCTTGCGGTGGACATCGGCGCGGCTCAGGCGGGCTTGCACACCGAACCAACGATCGCGGCGCGTGATACCTATTACGCGACCCCCGCGAACCGCGGCAATCTGGTCTACGTCAACAACAACAATGGCTCAGCCTCGGACCCGGCGAACGGGGTTTACGAGTACGTCTCGGGTGCGGCGCGACTTGCGCAGGGGTTCTATGCGGGCGTCACCAGCATCGTGGAGCCCCTAGTTGACCAAGCTACAGCGGCAGCCGACGATACCGAAGCCCTCCTCGCGACGGCGCAGGACTTTCAGTACGACGCCCCTGCAGCAGTCGGGCTCATGCAGTCTGTTGCGCGTGGTGGCCGCTCGTCGGTTGACCGCGCCTCCCTTGCCTACACCAAGGGCGTATACTTCGACTTCGGGCAAAGCCTGTTCGTCCTGGCCGGCGTCAACGCATCCAACCCCAACCACTTCCCCGCGCTGACCTCGGCCCGCGCGTCGGCCGCCTATGCGCTGAACAAGGCTGGCGTTTATTCCAGTTTCGCGGCCAATACCCTGCGTGTCACCAATCGAGGCGCGTTGATCGAGGGCGCAGCCACCCAGCTCGCCTCGCAGCCGGTGGATTTCTCGAACGCTGCCTGGACGCGAAGCAATGTGCAAGCGCCCACGGCGATCGCTGCCGGGGCTCCAGATAACACCAGCGCTGCTTATGATCTGATCGAGAACACCAACGCTGCAGCGCAGATCTATTACAACATCGCGACCGCCTCACTCGCGGCGGGCACCTACACCGCTTCCGTCCATCTGAAGCGCTCCGGGCGCCGCTACGTCGGTATGCTCCTGACCACGGCCGCAGGGTCAGCCGCGTGGGTTGTGGACTTTGATGCGGTCGGCGGCCCTTCCGTGGTTTGGGCAACCGGCGGCGGATATAATGCCATGGGCTTCGGCCTGATCGACATCGGAGGCGGTGTCTATCGTCTTTGGGTCACGATTTCCCTCGGCGCGACGGGCACGATCAATATGCGCGTGCAGGGTTTTGGCGGGCTCACGTACGCTGATCGCACCTACACCGGCGCCACCGGCACCATCTTTGCCCGCGCTTCCTTCGCCCAGATCGAGGCGGGGGCCGCACCGACCTCGCCCATCCTCACGGGCGGCGCTACTCGGGCAGCGGACGTCGTCACCCTCGCACTTCCCGCAGGCAGTGCCAACGACGACATCCTGATCGCATACGAGGGAGGTGTGAGCGAAGGAAAGCGCTCTGGGCTCTTCAACCAGAACGTTCTGGATCTGGTTGCCGGGTTCGTCAACGGCGGTGCCCGCTGGGCTGGCCTGTACATCCAGCGCATCGTCCTGCTTCCAACGCAAGACGACCGGTTGCTCGCAGCCGGACCTTCCGGCGGTCTGCCGTGGCTTGTCGCCATGGACGGAACTTACGCCCTCAATGGGAAGACGTTTGGCAGCGAGGGGGAAATCCTCAGCGCCTTGGGGGCCAGTGCAAGCGGATCTATCCGCAACTTCGAGGGTTACGTCGCGCTAGACGCCCCGAACCTGCTGGCGGGCGTAGATTTCAACATTGACGCCCAGGGGTTCACCACTGTTCAGGATGCCACCTCCGTTGGTGTAAGCGGCGGCTATCTGAACATGACGCTCGGCACGAACGCGGCAATTGCCTCCGTCGTTGCCCGCAAGATGGTTGTCGAGCCGGGCAAGGCCTACAAGTTCTCGGCCGCCCTCAAAGCTTCTGTATCCGGCGGCGTGCTTCAAGTCGCGCTCGCCAACCGTCCTGACTTTGCGGCGGGAACCTATCGCGGCGCAACCTTCGCCGGAACCGTCGATACGTCGCTCAGCGTTGTCGGCGCCAGCGGCTTTGGCACAGCGATGTACGTCGGGATGTACCACTTGTCGGGCTCGCCGGCCGGGCTGGTGGGCTCCATGAAAAACGTCGCGCTGGTCGAGACATCGCCGGGCGCAGGGTTCCCAAGCGGCAACGTGTCGATCGAACTGACGGGCACTGCTCCCGCCTCGCTTCCCAGTGCCGCACAAGTGCTGGCCCAGGTCGATGGCGGCGGCGAGAATGATCGTTGGCGCATTGAATGGGCGACGGACGGCACGGTCCACCTCAAGGCGCAGATCGTGGCGGGTTCCGGAACGCCGCCGCAGACTGCCGACCTCACTATCGGAAGCCTTGCCGCATCAAGCACCTTCCATCTGATCGCAGGCATGTCCGCATCGGCGTTGCGCGGCGCGATCGGCGGCGCTGGCGCTGAACTGGACACCATGCTTCCGGTCGGTGCAGCGGCTCTGCGCATTGGGCGAGACAGCGCGAACGGCTCGCAGTTCCAAGGCACCATTTCCGGGAAGATCATCAGCTCGGGCGTGGAATCGCTAGAGTGGATGAAGAACCGCACCAAGCCGGTTGCTCAGACCAGCCTTCCGATCCCGATCCTTGCCGAAGGTGACAGCTACTCAACGCTGGTTACTGGATATTCCGGTTTTCTCGGAGAGCAGATGGTCCCAGATGGCAATGGCGGGATGCGCAGGCGCTTCGATTCTGTCTGTACCGGCGTTGGAAGCACGACGTTTGAGGATCAATATAACCGTCTGATCGCCAACGCAGCTATCTACAAGGACCGCACCGTCATCTGGTGGGATGGCAGTGAGAACGGCCACGTCAATGGCCAGTATGCGGCAGAGTTCACGCAGTTTCAGGCCGTGGTGGCGGCGTTTGGACATTCACGTATCCTGTACGTTCGCAGCGGGCAAATCCCCGCCGCTGGCATTGCCGCCAACGCGCCCACCACATCGCGCGCGCAGTCGTCTCTCGACATGGACAATCTCTTTGAGGCGATCCGCGGCACGTACGGACCAAGCCGCGTATTCGACCCCTTGCCCATCCTGCGCACCTTCGTGAGCGGTCAGCCCGGATCGACGGCGCGCATCAACGATGAATCCGACATCGCCTACGGCTACATGCCGCGATCTCTTTTCGTCGATGGCGCGCACATATCGATCGCGGCGCGACGCGCTGTCGTCTTCGGCCGCCCCGGCCTCCCAGGCATGGCAGACGCGGTCGCGGCGCTGGCTAGAGCATAATTCACCCCAAGGAGAACCCCCATGGCCCTCGCCCCGACCCCTACCCCCTCGCCGACTCCCACGCCCACCCCTACCCCAACGCCGGACAAGGACCGCAAGAAGCCGTAATGGACACGGCCCTTACCCTCGGCGCGCTCGTCGCCTTCCTGGCCGCTCTCACGGGCGATAGGACGGCGTGCGCGCTGTTGGGGTCGCTGGGGGCATCGTTCCTGATCACTTCCAGCCTTGGCCTGTGGATGCTCGATCTCGCGGTACTGGCGGTGATCCTGCGGCCTGGCATGTCGATGGCAGACGAATTGATCGCCGCACTGTTTCTGATCGCGTGGCCGTTCTATCTGGCGAGCGACGGGCTGCGGTATGACGCCTCATACGCGGTGGTCCTGCTGCAACTGCTGCTGACCGCGCCGATAACTCGGATTCGCAAAGAGGCGGTCATCTTCGCCGAATTCGCGGCGGATGTGTCGGCCTTCATCCGCTCCCGTTTCCTTCGCTCCATCCCACTCCTTCAGCGGGCAGGCTGACCATGGAAGGGTTGCTGCAGGCTATCATCAAGAACCCGGGCTGGACCCCCGGAGGCGTAGGGGTTTGGTTCTTGGCGATGCTGGTTGTCGGATGGATGCTCAAGGAGTGGCGGGAGTACCGCAAGCTCTCGATCGAGGACCGCAATGCCCGCCGCGAGGGATACGCGCAGCAAGTCGAAGTCCTGCTGCGAGAGAACCGCGAGCAGCGCGAGGACATGCGCAAGCTGCGCGAGGAATACGACCACCACCGCAAGATATGCCAGGCCGAAACCGACCAGCTACGCGACATGATCGTCAACCTTGAGGGCGAGGTCCAGGGGCTCAAGCGCCGGATCGCCACCGATGCCGTCGAGATCATGCGCCTCAAGGGGAATGAGATATGACCGACCCGCGCAAACCCATCTTTGACGCGCTCCGCACCGCTCTCGGCGGCAAGCTGGGCGCGGATGACGTGACCACGATTGACGCGATGCTGGACCGGCTCGGCGTCCCCAAGGAGGCTGCTTTGCGCAAGACGAGCCAAAAGGGCATCGACCTCATCCACTCGTTCGAGAGCCTGGTGCTGACGGCCTACAAGGACCCCGGCCCGACCGGCCTGCCTATCACGATCGGTTGGGGCTCAACGACCGACGAGAACGGCGCCGCGATCAAGCTGGGTACGACGTGGACCAAGGAGCGGGCGGACGCTCGTTTCGTCTCGGACCTCGCCAAGTTCGAGGCATCGGTGAACGCGCTGCTCGGATCGGCACCCACGACGCAAAGCCAGTTTGATGCGCTGGTGTCGTTCGGCTACAACGTCGGGACCGGCGATGGCGGGCTCAAGACCTCCACCCTGCTGCGCAAGCACAAAGAGGGCGACTATGCCGGGGCCAAGGCTGAATTCGCCCGGTGGAACAAGTCTGGCGGTGCGGTGCTGGCAGGGCTGACCCGGAGGCGTGCGGCGGAAGCTGCGCTGTACGGGGCATGACCTGGACCACCGCCCTACGTGGCGCCGGCCACCAGATCGAACTCAACCGCCTGGTCGGCTTCGTCGGCGGCATGGCCTACGTCATTTGCGCCAATACCTTCGTCGCTTGGGACACCATCGTGAAGGGCCACAGCTTCGACATCACCGCTTACTGCCTTGCCTTCCCGGCCGGGCTGGCGGTAGTCGCGGGCGGTACGGCGGCCGCGGTCGCGCTCAAGGATAAGCAGGTCGCTCAGGCCAACGCGATCACGGCGGCGTCGCCAGCGGAGCCTACGCCATGATCTTCGCCTGGTTCAGCGCCGCCCGACTGTTCCTTGGCCGCGTGCCCGAGATCGTCTGGCCCGTCCTCGCCCTTGCTGCGATCGTCGGCGGCGTGCTTCTGTGGGATCGCTGGGACGACGCGCAGGTCGTCGAGAAGATCAATCAGGATCGGGCGGCCGCCAGCGCGCAGGCTGGCGTCGAGAGCGCCGAAGATCGCGCCGACCGCGTCCGCGTCGACCTCGAGAACAAGCAGGCGCGCGAGCTGGCGATCGCCCGCGCCGAAGCATCGGAGGCCTCGAAGGCGCCCGAGGCGCGCTCCACCTTGTCCGCGCAGGACCGCGCCCTGAACTGCGAGCGGCTGCGACAGGCCGGGCTTACCGGCGGCACAAAGTACAAGGAGCTATGCCGGTGAAGCGACTGATCGCCGTGATGGGCATCACCCTTGCGCTCGCCGCCTGCGGCCCTCGCCCGCAAGTAGGATACCCGCTTGCGAAGGACGTGCAGGCCATGGTGGAGCGCAAGCCTGCTCCTACCGAGGACATTCTTACCGATCCGAACGCATCGGCCCGCTACAACGCCAGCATTGAGGCGTGGGGTGACCGCATCAGTTCGGCCACTGGCATCGTGTGCCGGAACCTCGTTTCTCAGGGTATGACGGGGGTGGATTGCCCGGCGAAGTGACGGGAACGGGATGCCAATAACGAACGTTGTCTCGCTCGGCGTCTGATGAATAGTGGCATCCGGCGCCAGCGACCCGAGGGCTGTGTGGCCCTAGCAATAACTGGCCCGGCCCTTCCTTGGTGCCGGGCCTTTTTGCGTCTCGGTCACTGCTCGATCCCGGCATGCTTGAGCATGCGCTTCACGTCGACCGGATCGCGCAGATCGAAGAACGGGATGGTCACCCGCTTGGCCTGGCGTTCAACCAGCTGCTCCATGCGATCGAGCAGGGACGGGAAGATGTCTCGCAGCTGGACGTAGTCGGAAAGCTCGGCGCTCTCCCTGCCGGCCTGGTCATAGCGGTACCGCGCCATGCGCATCAGGTCTTCGTCGCTGAGCGGAAGCGTCAGTTGATCGTCTGCCATCGAAAGGCCCTTTCGCGAATCAGTGAACCCTGCGCATAGCATGTTCCATATTTGTTCTCATATGGAGTTTGCGCGATGGACACCCCTAGCGACCCGTTCCCGCAGATTTTGACCGCCGATCAGGTGCGATTCGAGATCGTGCGCGGCGTCCAGCAAATCCCGCGATCAGTGCAGCGCGACATGCTCGTGAAGGACCAGGGCAAGGCCCAGCGGGCACGGGAGGCGGCGGTCGCTGTCATCCATGCGCGGTTCGACAATCTGCAGGTGCGCGGCCCCGCTGCAGTCGGGAGCACCTTCCAGGATCGATCACGATGACCTGCCGCATCTGCACCGCGAATGACGAAGAGGCGCTGATCGAGCAGATGGCCGAGGCCATGTGGTTGACGCAGTCGAGTACCGACCCGGATGATGAATGGCAGCCGTGGGATCGGGCTGGACCTTACTGGCAGCGGATCATGCGCGAGTTTGCCACGGCATCATTGCGGGCGCTTCGGCGCGACTTCGCGGGCTAGTCGTCCTTTGCGCCGACCCTGTAATCGAGATAGCAGTTGAACGCTTCAAGCACTGCTGCTGTGGTCGTGAGCGGGAGCTCGACATAGGCATCCTTGAGTGCCTTGCGTGCGAAGATGTTGGTGGCCGGACCGGCAAACAGCCTGCCGATCACGTCTGCCAGAATGTCCCAGCTGTCGACCGGTAGCGCTTCGTCCATCTCGGCGAGCGCCGCAGCGACGTCATCCTCGGTGGTCTGACGGAGGGTTTCGATTGTCATGGGCGTTCCTGATTCGCTGGGGCGCCGACTTTACGCCGGTATGCGATCGGCAGCGATGACCAATCGAACTCATCCTGGAAGTCGCCACAGTGCTGATCCCGCGTCGTCATGGGGAAGCCGTCCAGTTGGGGTGCCCGGCGCTCACATTCCCCGGCAACGCTGTTGATATGCCGCCACCAGTCACACCCAGCGCAGCATGGCCCGTTCTGCCAGTAGAAGCGATCGACGAACTCTTGCCGTTCGCTCACTCCCCTCCCTCTGCGTCGGCGGGGTTGAGGGCGGCGAACATCTCTCTGGTTTCGACGAGATAATGATTCGCCTCCTCGTCCGGTTGTGGGGGATGATAGGACTGCTTGAACTTCGGCTCCAAAACGAGGGGAGTTACCTTGCGCCGGTAAGAGCCCGGCACTGCCTCCCCCACGCCCCCGGCGTCGGGAGAATGGTTGGCGAGGGCGATCTCAGTCCACCCGCATTGCCGGCATCGTTTTGCCCTCGCGCTGTCACGATCCCATGAGAAATCTCGCTCGCCCGTCTCAGGATGAACGTATGCCCATGCGGTCAGTTCGCCCCCCGTAGCGGTCGCTTGCGGGGCGGCATATAAGGGCCGAACCTCTTGGCCTTGCGCGCGGTAATGGCTGACATCGTCCGGATCGCAGTCCAGCCATCCGCGCTGCGGGTGCAGTCGCTGCCACGCCACCGCCTCGCCCGCCGCCGAGGCTGGGGCGGGCAGGGAGGCGATGGCGCTGTGCAATGCGTGGGCCAGTTTTGCCCCTTCTTCTCCGGTGAACGATATGCTGGTCTGCGCATCCGGCCCCGCGTCGGGATCGATGCAACAATTGGCGGCGGCTTCCTGCATTCGGTCTGCAAAGTCCCGCAGCGCCTCGCGCTCGTCGTTCGTGCTGGTCATGGCTTGGGTTCCTCTCGGATTGAGCGGGTGTCTCTAAGCGCGGCCTGTCTGGCAGCTTTTTCCCGCAGATATTCCATTTCCGCCGCCCTCTCTTGATCGGTCTTTATCGAACGGGTTCGGGGAAACTTTGGGCTTCGACGACGGGCGCTCACGCCTTTTCCTCCCCGAGAGCTTCCGCAGCCATCTCTCGAAGTAGGCCCATGCAATGTCGTCGGTCAGCCTTGAGCGGGTAGAATACGGCGCTGTTCAGGGGTTCACTGCATGGCGTTGCGACGAGTTCTATAAACTCCCGCATCCGGTCCATCTTCTCCTGCATCCCCGCCATATCGTTCAGCGTCTTTTCGATGAACTCGGCCTTGAGGTTGATCTCGGCGTGATCCTTCTCCCGCTCCTCTGCCATTGCGAGAATGGCCAACCGCGCTCCGTGCTCGGCAGCGACGCGCACAACGTGATGGTCGTAGCCGCTTTGCGTTGCGTCGTTATGGTCGCGCTTTCGCGCCTCTTCATGCACCTTGTTGTGCAGCACGCGCGATCCGCATTCCTGGCGCAGCTTGTCGGCGGAAAAGTCAGTCATAGTTTTGGCCTTTCGTTCAAGTGCACGGCGCTGCTGCCGCGTGGTCGGCCATGGAGGGCCGCAAAACTCGCTGTACTGTCGGTTGCGTGGCTTCCGCCGGTATGCGCTGCCGCTCATTGCGGCGAGGCAAGCCAAACCGGCGATTCCTCCGTATCCGCCCCATATCCGAGCAATCATGCTTCCCCTCCCGCACTGCCTTCTTGGGCGCGGAGGTGGTTGCGGTAGGCGGTGAGGGCATTCGCAGATCGGCATTTGATGCAAGGCGCCGCTCCTGAGCATGAAGGATGCTGGCCTTTCGTTTGAAAATTCCAGCCTTCCAGCAATGAAGACATCGCGTTGGCGTGCTCCCGAAGCGCCTCAAGCGCGTCGGCGGCTTCGTTCAGCAGTGGTCGCGTGGAAGACTTCTCGCCGCCCCGCTCGGGGCAGTCTGCGAAATGCTCCCGCAGCCGTGCTATCAGGTCGTCAGTCACGGGCGTCGTCCTCCATCATGGCGAAGCACTCGTTCATGCTGGCGCGCATATCGTCGGCAGTGCACGAAAGGCGGAACGATGTGCATGGCGATGGTTCGTGGGGGTAGGCGCAGCGCCCAGCTTCATCATGCTCATTGCGGTTGCAGCCGCATGCGCACACATCGAGAGGGTCAGCCTCAGCCATGGCTCACCTCGAACATAGGGATTTCGGCGTCCGTCACCTCGCACCAGACCGGGCGCGGATCGCCGATCTTACGGAACTGGTGCCAGTGGCCGTTGCCGCTCCAGTTGAAGCCTAGGTAGACGAGGCGCTCGGGCTGGTTCTTCCAGTTGTAGTGCCCGCCTCGTACCATGGCCTGCGGGGTTAGGGGTTGCTCAGTCACGGGCGATCCTTTCGGAAATCCGCCGTTCGATCAGCGCCGCGACCTCAAGGGCCAGCGGATCAATCGGCGAGGAATCGGCATTCAATCCGAGAAGCCATGATGGCGTCACGCCAAGCGCAGACGACAGGCCCCAGATGGCGCGGACGGTGGGGTTACGCGACCTGCCGCTTTCCAGTTCCCACACATGGGATTTGGTGAAGCCGGATGCGGCGGCCAGATCGTCGAGGCTCATGTTGCGAGCCTTGCGAGTGGCCTTGATGCGCTCCTGAAAGGCCGCCATGTCGGGCATAGGGCATGCTGTCACGGGCGATCTCCTGCGAGGGCGCGGAGAATGACGCGAGCGGTCTCGCCTACTTCTATCATCGTGTATTTCCAGCCAAGGCGATCAAGGTGACGCTCGGCGATCCGCAGAGCTTCCGCCGCAGCTTCACCAGTCAGCAGCGCCTCTCTGTCAGGGGTGGGGGTGGTCATGCTGCGTCCTCCATGAAAGCGAAGTTGCGCTGATTGCAGTCAGAGCAGAGCATTCCGCCCATCGTCGGGTTCTTGCGTTTCCCAGGCGGTCGAGTGCCCCATACTGCGTGGACACCCGCCTTCGCGGCGTCGATCTGGAGTTGCTCGATCTCCGCTGCAGTATCCGGATACTCGTAGCGAAGAGCCGTCAGCTCGCCTTCGGTGGCGAAGGCGCCGCACATGCATTCACAAGACATGCACATCCGCTCGACGACAGGATTACGGACCAACTGGTATCGTTCTATGTAAAGGTCCTTGTCTTCATCGGACCAATGCAGGCATGGCGCGATCCACAGCTGACCCCCATTCCGTGAAATCGGCTCGACGTTGCCCATACGGCGCACGCTTTCCGACAGCCGCACGCCGGTCACCAGTCCGATGCGATCCTTCCAGTGGGTCTTGTGGTCGCGGACCAGATATTGGACGCACCGCTCTTTCAACCGCGTGTACATGAACAGATGAGCGCCCGGCCCCGGGAAGCCATGCTTGAGCACAATATCGCGATACGAGACTGGCGGGGTGTACTCCTTGAGCACCCAGCCATGGCGTGCGCTCGTCTCGCGCACGAACTGGTGCGTCTCTTCAACGCCGATGGTCGTGTTGATGTGCGCCACGCCCGAAAACGCCGGATGCAGCGAAGCGACATGTGACGAGCATAGGCTGTCGTGTCCGCCGCTGAACATGCCGAACACATGACTTGCGGGGTGGAGGCGAAGCGCCTCATCGATGATGCGGTGGGCCTGCTTGACCAGCAGTTCGACGCGGTCGTCGCCGAGAAGGTCAGCCAT